ATGAGATATGATATTACCCCACATTATCCTACTTTATACTTCCTTACATGAGTGAACAAACTCCGAAATCGTTTCTTACATTTCCGTTAACCAACTTACAATTTTTATATAGACTGCGTGATCATTATGTGGTCGCGTGGTCATTTTTATCTTTTGATCCCACGAAGATGTACTCATCAGTTACTATTACCATTCCAACGGGTATCGAATCGATTTCTATAGTTGTCCTCATATCCCCTCTCCTTAATCAACCTTGATGTATTTAATACTATGATCAACCCACTCGTCAAATTGTTGGATTGAGTTTGCCGGTGATACATAATTAGTTACACGTTCAGTTTTCTTATGTACAATTATTTCTCCTTTTTCTTGCTCAAAATCCCAATAAGTAGATACATTCACAGTAAGCCCCCTAATTTATGTAATGTTCATATGCTCATATATAAATAGGAAGAAACTTGCTTTCCTATGCATATATCAGTATAAAAGGCGTCTTAGTGACGCCTTATTTGTTTAATAAATGTTTAATAACTAATTAGTTAAACTAAAATAGATTAAGAACCTGTACCTGGTTGATTAGGACCAGATGTCTTTTCATGTGATGGAGCTAAGCTTGGTCCTGATCCGGTACCAGGTTGATTAGGACCGCTCAAATGGTCAAAGCTTGATGTTGTAATAACACCAGCTACCACTACCGCAACAATAAACGATAAAACTTTCTTCATTTACTTATTCACCTCCTTTTCGTAATGTACCTTAGTCATAGCTTTTTCAAAGAATAAAGCAAAGTACACATTGCCAGATTCCCTTACTTCTCCGTACCCTTCCATGATACATAGCATATTCTTCGTGATCATACCTCTATATAGCTTTGCAAATGAGGATGGTTGTTCCAAATCGTCTAATACTCGAAGGGCGCTGTCGTAATCTCCTCTTATAATGAATTGATGGGCTAATTCCTCCCCTTCTAACAGAAGTAAATCTATTTCCTTCTTGTTAACATTCATTACAAATTGTATATCTTCATCAATTACTAATTGCTTTCTGTGTCCAGCTCTTCCATAAAACAATTTAGCCCAATTTAGATGTTTTAATGATTCTTCGTAATTGGTATACATGTGAGCGTGACCAATTAAATGATGAGCAGATCCAATTAAGGAGTCAGGAGCCAAGCTACTGTGTATTACGCTTTTCGCATGATCAATGGCTTCTTTTGGTTGATTAAGCTCATATAACTTAACAAACGCCAAATTCAATTGATACCTAATTGATAACGAGTCTTTAAGAAAACCGTCTCTTAATTGGTCAAATTTATTGTCCACTCGTTTGATAAAATCTTTTATATTGTACCTTTCGTCATCAAACCTTATTGTTGCTTCAATCAAATCCAATTTTATTTTGGCATCCGTTTGAGTAATCCTACCGTAGAGCTCACGACATTTTTCTAAGGCCTCTATACCTGTCATTTTTTCTTTATCTCTCCGGAAGCGATAAACTTCAACCCACTCTTTTACTTCACCTGCATAATCTTTATGTTTAGCGATTAGATCATCCATTAACTCATGACGCTCAAACGTTGAAGCGTATTCAAGAGAGTCAAGTATACCTCTAGGCTTGTCTAAACTCCTGCAATACTCATCAACTACATCTAAATAATCTTCTTCTATGTACCTAAAAATTGATAGTGATTTAGAGAACTTTAGATCTTTTCTGCCTTTTTTCTCTAAAACGAGTGAAATTAATGTTTTTGAAACACCGGTATGAGTGGTTATATCGACTTGCTTTCTGTCATCTTGACTCAACCAATGATGTATTGAATGGTAAAGAACCTCAGACATATTTAATCCCTCCCGTTTAACTTTTCCCAAAAATCATTTTTCTTCAACAATTTAACAGTAACATTTACCTATACTTTTCGGTATTGGGAAAATTATATACGAGAAAACGTAATGTTTATGTCGAAATTTGTATTAATTCAGTTATTTTTAATCCTTATTTATATCATTGCTTAAAATTACTTGGGAAACTTTTCCCCTTAAAACATCATAACATAAAACACTTGTTCGTAAAATAGTTTTATTTATATTAAATTAAATTTATTTTTTAATCCATATTATGATTTAACAGACTGTTAAGCCATACCGATATATTTTAGGGTCGGGAGGGTAACTATCATGAATACGTTTGGCGAGAGACTGGCTAATATAAGGAAAGCACGTAACCTTATGTCTTACGAACTAGCTGATAAGCTTCACATCAGTAAGGTTCGTTTATCTAACTATGAAAATAATAAGAGTCAGATGGATCAAGATACTTTGGTTGCGGTATGTAAAACATTACGCGTAACCTCGGATTACCTTTTAGGATTAAATCCGTTTCCTTTTGATGTGCAAAACCAGTTCACGGATGAAGAAGTTGAATTTATGTTAGAGTCTGTAAAGGTATATAGAGATACAAAAGAAAAGTACGAACAAAAGCGCCCCTAAAGGCGCTTATTTACGTTATAAAAGAAATAAATGTAACAAGTCCTACTATTATTAACCAAAACACAATCACATCAGACGCACAAAGCCCCTCCTGGACGTCATAGCTGTTGTAAGAGCCTTTAATGCGCCTTAGGTGTATTTGGCGACTAGGAGAAAACGATGGTGTGTACGGCTCCCTCTTTGCGAATTTGCCCATCTCGTCGCGGTGACGGGTTATGGGCCGGCGTTGCTGTTGTTCTTTCGCGATAATCACCTTCATTGCTGACGTCCCTCCCCTCTGCCCTGTTATCAAGTGTTTGCTCCAGCCATACCGCGTGGTTATTAATGGTCCACGGCGGGGCAGGGAGTGAGGACGTCTTTGTGTAAGGCTTCAGCATTTGTTTAAACCCATCGTTGTTACTCGCATAAAAAATAGCTGCTCTAATCAATTGGTTGCGATCAAGCGTCGTTGCCTGAAACAACTTATTAAGGTAATCACGATAAGACTCATCGCATCTCAATGTTGGCCTATACATCAGCTGCCACCATCTTCTCAAGCGCTTCTTTACCTTCTGGTGTCAGGTAGACTCCCTTCCCTTTCAAAAGCTTCTTTGCCACCTGCACAGTAATTGATTTCTTAGCCACGTCAATCCCCCTCTTAATGTAAGGACGCCTTGTAGGTGTCTTTAGTAGAGGATATTGGGGAATGCTTGTACAATATTCCTATACATAAAACTTTTGTACAAGGAGCCACATATGAACGGATTAGGAAAACAAAGATCTGCTCTAGGGAAGTATTTAGATAGCAATAACATTAGTCAGTGTAAACTCGTTGAGTCTACTGGGGTCAGTAAGGCTACGATAAGCCGCCTTTGTAAACATGATGACGAAGATCCCAAATTAAGTAGTGCATCTAAAATACTAAGAGAGTTACAAAAAAAAGATCCTGATCTGACTTTTGATTCATTCTGGAAAAATTAATTTTGTCTAATTTTGTCGAATGTATACCCCTTTCGTTATAGCTAATATATACTTGTTCCGTACTTAAAACTTTTTAAATAAGGGGCGTAAGCATGAAGAAAATTTTTAAGATTGCTTTGTTTGTATTTATAGGCCTTATTGGTCTAGCTATTATTGGGGGCATCATCGGCGATGATGAAGCTGCACCAACAAGCACAGAGCCAAGCAATGAAGCTGTAGCAGCAGATGATAATGAAGGTACTAAAGATGAGGACGAAGATGCTGAAGAAGCTCCGGCCGAAGAAGAAGAAGAAGAAGCACCTGAAGAAGAGGAAGTTATAGAAGAAGAACCGGCTGACGAGATGGTAAAGATCGGCGAGCCACTAGATGTTAATGATATCATTTTCACTGTAAATGGATACTCTACTACTGATCAAATTGGTAATCAATACTTAAATGAGACTGCTAAAGGTGAGTTTTTGTTGTTTGAAGTGTCGATTGAGAATAAAAGAAGTGAAGCTCTAACAATGAACGCTGACTATTTTAAACTAATCGCTAACGGAGCTACATATGAATCTGATTCTATGTACAGCATTTACTTAGAAGATAATTCAATTATTTATGAAAGCATCAATCCAGGTCTTACATTAAGTGGCGTAATTCCATTTGATGTTCCACCAGGTCTTGACCTTTCGGATGCGGTAATCCAAGCTCAAACGGGAATATTCGGTACAGAGACTGGACAAATCGATATATCTCAGTAATGTATAGAGCCTTAAATGGCTCTTTTTTCTACTTGTTTTACGAACATATATTCGTGTACACTACAAACAATAAGGAGCGTGATCGACTTGTCATACGAATTAGAGGCAGAAGCAATTTTTAACACTCACCGTCCGAGGAAGACTACTTTAGTGGACTCGGTACTTGCATACGTACAAACACGGATCGCCCGTAATATACTGAGCAGGGACTTGGAAAAGTTTGAGGCAGGACAGGTTGAAATAAAATACCCCGATGCCTACATAAAACGTTTGAGACGGTCGTTGGCGCTGATTACAAAGGATCTCCACGATATGCGCACCTTCTTCAAACGAGAAAATGTGCGTGTTACAGACGAACCTGTAGAAGTGTCGGAAAGCAGCATAATGTATGACTACTGGATTAAGGGACGTACGGGTAAGTGTGGCGCATCGTCGCATGTCATGAGAAAAGATGTCAAAAGGTACGTCCAATATTACTTGACTGAGAGGGTTGAAAACGATGGCTAGATGTCCATTTGAAGAAGCGTTTGAAATTGATATTGATGATATAGACATTGATAAGCTATGGGCTGAGGTAATAGAGGAAAGGGATCGGAAGGAAAAAGAGGCTACGTGTGGAAAGTAGCCTCTAATCGGAAGTTGTGTGGAACGGAGATTCCGCAACACATTAGTATTTTGCTCCAGTAAAACCAATTTTATTCACATTGACTAGTTGGTACTCTTTTCATGTTTTTAAACTTGTTTTAGAAACACTTCCAGCATCCAGTTGGATATAGTAAGACCCTCAGTCAAACCCCTCCTAAATGGTGGGGTTTTTTATGTACCCCCTCGCACTGAGGGGATCTAAGGAGTACTTCTTATAAGATAGGTGAGCTGCGATTAATTTATTATATGGATTACATGTGAATTTGTTCTAACTATTTACTCTAATACCACATCTTTAACAATAGAAAATCTATACCTTTCATCTTCAGTTCCATACCTAGCTTGTACTGTAAAAATAGCAATTCCTTCATATGGTATGCCTACATGATTTACAGACTCTATCTCATATTTAAATGTAACGTCATAAAGTGTATTTCCGTGGTCCAAAAAAATGGTATCACTTGTATGCTCAGTTATCTCCAAATCAAGTGCCTCAGCTTTTCTTAACAAATCCTGAACGAGTTCTTCGTAAGTTGAGTATGAAGCACCAACCTGCCCACTCTCAAATTCTTCTCTCGAATATTTTCTTATATCACTAAATCCATCACTTACTTCAAGTAATTCAATTAACTCATAACTAGATACCTCAGCGACTTCTTGCTGCACCTCATGATCCACATCTAAGTTATAGACATCACGTTCACCATATTCGAAAAACTGTTCTAATGTTTTCTGTGCGTTTCCTTCAATTGTTCGTACACATCCAGAAAGAATACACAAAATAAGCAAACTAACAATTAACCGCTTCATCGCTTCACCTCTTATTAACATTATGTTAATAGTACAACACAATTAACTATGCAATAAAGGAATTCAAATAAATTAGACCTCTACTCCAATGAGTAAAGGTCTGTTGCGCGTGCCTATCCCAGAGGATCGCAGTAGCGTCGTGCGCGAACGCACCCTACATGTTACTAAGTTAGTTTATCATACTATGCTGCCTAGGGATTAGTTTATCTGAAGATGTTCGCATATAAGTTCAAGAGCCTTTAACTCCTGTGCAGATATAGCTCTAAAATGGCATACCTCATTACGCAGGGGTATGCTTTTCGTCGTTTTTTAGCAGGATTCGCGTTCAATTAGTCGAACTATCTAATAAATACATTTATTAGGAGGTAGTAACATGAAATTAACTAAGGAGGCAGCATACCTATTATTCGATCATGCAAAAGTAGAACTATGTAAGGATTACCTAACTATGAGTGACTACAATATGTGGGCCAATAAAAACCAAAAGCCAAATGCGAATATTATAAAATACGTATTCGGCCTTAAATGGACTGAAATTAATAAAATTCAAAGTCCCGCTCCCAAAACAAATTTGTTTATGAGTAAAAAGCAATTTTTAGAAAGACTGTTCACCCAAGGCGAAGCAATTGAGTACCTTAATATCTCTCGTGACAAGTTTATGAGGCTCTGCAAGAAGCATAGTATCTCTCCTTGTAAGGAAATTGGCTTGTACGCAAAAACTATTAAATTATACTGGCTGGAGGATTTGGATTATATTAAACACCAAGTATCAAACACTGTGCAAGAACGAAAAGAAATTGATATATTGGGTCAGAAGTTTGGGAGGCTTACAGTTGTTGAAGAGTCCAAGCCAAGGAGTCGCAAAAGGCATTTTTTATGTCGGTGTGATTGCGGAGTGGATAAAAAAATTGCATATGACAGTCTAAAGTACAATCACACAAGATCATGCGGTTGCTTACAGAAAGAATTAGTCACAAAGGATCTACTCAACAAACGTTTCGGGATGTTAGTCGTATTAGAGAAATGCGAACAACGCAAGAACAACAACATTTATTGGTTGTGCAAGTGTGACTGCGGGAATTACAAAGAAATAAAAGGATCGCATCTAAATGTCGGTTCAACTAAATCGTGTGGATGTCAGCGTGGGCGAAAAAAAAGTAATTAAAACATAAGCTAGTTACAAAGCAGCTCTAGAACTTTATAATTATATATGTATATCATAAAATGGAGGTTAAAAATTGAATGATTATATTAAAAGTAAATGGAAATTAAGGATATTTGGACCTGGTTTAGATAGCTTGTCTATGAAACCATTAAACATATTCATGTTACTGTGGATTGGGGTATGTCGGAAAACGAATTGTACTACATGACCTCACCTCATCTTGAGAGCATAGAGATTAACCAAAGAAAATTAGCATACTACAAAGCTAAGAGCTTGTTAAATTTACTTAACAGTGCCTATTGTTTGTATAATAGATACCCAATTACAACGAATGATCAATTAATTTTAGATAACCAGTATGAGAAGAAAGGTTTTAGTGAAGGTATTGTACAAGAAAAATTTGATGAAATCGATGAATATGAAGCTCTATTCACACCATTTAATTTAGTCGACTCCAAATTAATTGAGGAGAAAGAGGATACGTCATACCTCCTCGCAGAAGTAATTGACTTAGCCTACACAGATGAAATAGTCAGAGAAGTTTTAATCCTATTTGGGTTATCTAGAAGAAACAAATTATATTTATTGATAAACTTGTATAAGATTATTGAATTAATTGAGTATGATAACATAAAGCACTTCAATACTGACAATCTAAAAGATGCTGTAAAGTTAATGCCAGAAGTCTTAACAGAAGCATATGGAAATGTAAAAAAATTTAGTGGATATATGAATACTCACAGTGAATCAAAGTATTTATCGAGACACGGTCCTCCTAAATCTTCAGGTAGAGACTATAAAGGCCCTAGACCAACAATTGATGAAGTTATGATTAACACAAGCAATTTAATTATTACGTGGATTCATTTGAAAATATATTATAAAACGGGGAGACAATTTAAGATTATTCATTGGGAGCCATAATCATCGTTAATTTTAAAATATATACTAAATCTAAGAGCCTCACTTCCGCAAGGCTCTTAACTCTTATACCGAAATGATATTAAGCAAGCGTGTGTTTTGCGTTGCCGTACCGCGATAGTTTTTAATGCCATGTTGTGCAGCTAAACGAGCACGATTAGTGTAAGAGCTATCCATCTTCGCTCGATTCATCCAGCTGACGATCCCCTCGCCATTTCTTACTGCTGGCTTAGATGGTGTGCTACTTGATCTACCACCACGCAAGATATCAAGCAAGCGCGTGTTTTGTGCTGCTGTGCCTGAGTAATTGCTAATACCGTGCTGTTGAGCTAGGCGAGCACGGTTACTATAACTTGATGTAACACCGATGCTATCAAGGTAAACAACAATGCTGCCAGTTGTTTGATTGCCTTTTGGTTTAGCTGGTGCAGGCTTTGGTTTATCACCACGTTGCAAGATACCTAAAAGCTGAGTATTCTGCGTAGCGGTACCACTGTAATTACTGATCCCATGATACGCAGCTAATCGAGCACGGTTAGCATAAGAGCTGTCCATCCCTTTCCCGTTCATCCAGTTCACAATGCTTTCTCCGCCAGTTGACGGCTTTACAGGAGCTGGCTTGTTGACCACAGTCTCACCTGCAACCTGTTCACCCGCATTCTTAACCAACTTCAAGAAACTATTCCACCCGATTCCGTCTTTACCTGCTCTAATCTGTGCCGGGCAATTCTTACGCGTAATATCCCAATGTTGTTTAACAGCCGATATTGGCAAATTAAACTGATTCATTAGTTGTTTAACAACCTCTGCCCCATTTTTTACGGCTTGTACATAACCACCATCTTGGTTAACACAAATCTCTACACCGACTGATGTAAGGTTACCAGGTCCTCTACCGTCACCAGCGTGCCAGCATTGAGCCGTGTATGGAAATGATTGGATTGCTACCTTGTCGTCCACTTGGATATGCCAAGAAGCTGAGAACCCGTTACTTTGTAAGCGAGCATGCATTTGAGCATCTGCGCCAACTCTTGTGTTACCAGTTTGATGGACAATGATAAAGTCTACCGGATTTGTGCCTCCGTATGTCACTCTTGAAGCCACTTCTGCTGAAACTAACTGTTGTCTAATAGGAATCATATTATTTACCCTCCTTATTGTTAACGCGGTCTAATACACGTTTGTCATGCTTTGCTTTCTCGGTAAAGCCAAAATGGTTCTTGTAAATGGTGTATAGGTTATAAGCTAGTGGAACAGCTGCAGCAAGCACTAACCCAAAAGCGTCAATACTCTCCACTGTAAACCACTCAAAGCTCACTCCTAAAAAGCCTAAGAAAACTAGTAATGCCGAAAAGAAACCGGTTATCTGTTTAAAGATATCTGCGTTCATATCCTCATCTCCTCATTAAAAATCCCCCGTTGAGTCTCACAACGAGGGTTAAAACGGTGACCAGCTACCTTGGCTTAGTAGCCAAAATAAAAAGCCTATAAAGGCTGTGTTACCGAGCAACGATAATATTAATTTGTACATGTTGCGATTACGTTCGTGCCTGTCTTTTCGTGTGTCCTGTAGATCAGCAACTGCTTTTTCGTGCTCCTTCAAAGCGTTGTCCTGTTCTTCAAGCTTGCCGTCCACATACTTCTCTCTCTTGCCCGTTTGTTCCACCATTCCATCTATTGCCTTAGTAAGACCCCCTAAAGCATTCGAAACCCCTAGCATGGCTAATTGGTTGTCGTGTGACTGCTGGATAAAACGAGCATTGAAATCATCAAGGCGTTTTATTACTTTATCGTCCTCTTTTCGGACAAATTCTCTGATCTCCGCGCTGATTTTCTCATTCTCCACCAGTCGTCTCCTCCCATCCATGCAATAGATAAACAAAAAATCGCGCTTATAACATGTATAAACGTTAGTATTGATACGCTAGACGCATCCCATGTGGCTAAGGCTAGTAGTAAGTAGATACACGCTGCTAACAACCCTCCAATTACTAGCCAGATATAGCGGTGCCATTTAATCGTCATAGCCAAAAACAAAAGCAAAGCTCCGGCCAAACTTAAAATGGCCCAACCCCACTGAGGATTAGACCATTCATTAAGCGATAGGTTTCCGAGGCAAGGAAGCGTTCGTTTGATACGATTACAAGCCAGATTCCCCTAGCTGTTAAGGTTAGCGCAAAGTATAAGATTAAAGCGTCTAGGTTCTTCAGGTCATTCCTCATGACTCACCTCCTTGGATAGCATAATAGAAATGAATCCATTCACTTATTAAAAATAACTTCCTCTTTTATTAAAAAAATCGTCCATTCACCCGATATGAAAATTGGGAGGAAGGAATGCACTTTAAAATAATAGAATTCAGGGTGGAACTTAAAATGGAAAATACAAAAGGGATCTTTCGCTACACAGATTATACGTCTAAATCATTAAAAAAACTCCATACCGATCTTAAAGGTGATCCAGAAAGAGTTAGAGAGGAGTTTAAAGATAACAAGTTATTTCTGGAGTCCTGCATTGCACACATAAAATCAAAACTAGAGGATTACGAGCCGTTTTCCCCATCATTTGTGCCGTTTATAGCTATATTATCAACACTAACAGCAATAATTTTTGGATTCATTAATTTTTCCAACTTAGATTATGAAAGCGGAAATAATGTTTTAAGAGCTTTTTTTATAATCTTTTTATCAGTAGGTGTGATTTTTATATGTCTCGCATTTTATGATTTTTATAAAACATCAGTAAGAAAAAAATTCAAGTATATTTTAAGTTATTTAGAATCGTTTAGGTAAAAATTGAACTCAAAAATAAATTTAATAGAAAGAGGACAGGAAATTGTCCTCTTTTTTGCAATAAAAAAAGCCATCCGGCTTATTCTGTCTCTACGTCTTCTGTTGGTCCTTCTAAGCGATTGACTAACTTCGTGCGCGCTAACTCTGCCAAAGCAACAAACCCTTGCGCACTAAAATATTCGTCAGTCGTCACAGCAACCCGTCCACTTGCGTTGATCTCGCCTTGTGGATCGGTGACGGTAAACCGCACACGCACTATATCAATGCCCTGCTCGCTATCATACGTAAAGTCCACACCATTTACACGTAAGTCTAATTGAGTACCATTCATTATTCTTCAGCTCCCTTTTCTTCTTCGTTTTTGTCTAACTGATCGTACAGGTAATCGTAGATCTCTGATTCCTCAGCCCCAAACTCTTTTTCTTCTAGCCCTTCGAAAATGGTTCTTAACGTACGCAATAGCTCACGATGCTCACCACCTTCGATGACTAACGTTTCCTTGTTAAACTCGTTGAGGTCTTCTTGTGCAAGCTTAATATCTTTGATTTGATAATTATCATCTTCAATGATAGCGTTGCCCTCTTCATCTTTGTGTGAGTGCTCTTCTAGGATTTTCTTTCTTGTATCAGCATTTTTTGTAGTTCGCTCTTTAATGATGTCGCATAGTTCACGGCGAGCACGGGATTTCTTCCGCACAAGCTCCAATTTGTACATAAAATCATGTGTAGCAACCAACTTTTGATTTTCGATTTCCATTTTCATTACGCGATCTTCCCTTCTAATTTGGCGATTCGTTGTTTCATAAGTTTGTTTTCGATCCGTAAAACACTTAGCTCGTCCTCGATGTACTCAACCTTTGTATCAAGCTCTTGTATAGCTTTGAGGCTATAGTAGGTGACTTTACTTGTAGCAATGGCTTTTGCATCTGGTGAAGCTACAGATGGGCTATCCTCAGCGATTAAACCGATACGAAGATTTTCACGGTCCACATCTGTTTTAAAATAAAAATTCGTCACAGTAAGCTCACGTAATGTTTCTAAGCCACTGCCACGAAAAGGCACTATATCCATCTTTGTTTCTCTTGATGACATCTCATGAAAGATTCTTGCTTTGGCATCGATGTAATTAATATTTCCGTTGATGTAAGCCGTTGAGTTGACCATACGTATTTCATTTGACGATCCTACGTAAAAGTTGCTGCCTGTGTGGGACATAACCATGTGACCAGCAAAATAACCCGCCTCAAATCTCGACGAGCCCCACCGATTTAAATTTCCATCTAACGCATAAATGGTTGGATTACTGGCAGCCTTGCTAAACCTTAACCCAGATGCATAACCATTTGCAGATGATCCATAGGCAATAATGCCGTCCGTGTTCGACTCGCTCGACTCATTGATGACAGATACCATAAAGGTGTTGTTACCCGGTCGATTTGTACGGTTCGGACGCATATAGATCTGAGATTCATTCGATTCAATCAGATGAGCAAAACGGGATTGTGAAACGATCTCGTCAGCATCAACGCCAAACGTACCGCTTGAATATACCGTCAATCCGTTTACGTTTGAATAGCGGCGGCTGAAAAACTCAATTGTACCTGAGCTTGAACCGCCACCGTTACCATCAGCAAACGTTGAAATACCAAAGTCAGAGAATGAAACGGCTCTGTCTCTCGAAGGATTCTCGGCGCGGAAATAGCCGTTAAACGCTCGTAACGTAACTGTGTTCGTTTCAGTTGACCCTCGCCATGTCCGGGTATATCTGCCAGTTGACGTTAAGCTTCCGCCTGTAATTTCCGTGTTGTTATTTCCGTTTGTTGAACGGATTGTACTACCCGTGATTGTTACACCGATAATATCAATACTTCGAAGAATACCTGCGTTGATCTTATCAGCGGACAGATTAGCAATTTTAGAGTTTTGTATGGTCGCCTCAGCAATGTAGGCGTTAGTGATAATCGCCTCTTGCAATTTTCCACGCGAAATAGACGCGTTAGCGATTGCTAACGTGCCGACTGCACCTTCCTCTATCATGGCGGCTTTGATTACCGCGTTGTCTATAAGTGTACGTCCGGTGATACGGATAAGCGCACCGTCTATGCGAATGCTCTCCGGTGTTACGTTGATGGCTGAAACAATTCCATCACTTTTAACCCTTAAATCAATTTCCCTAGCTTGTGTGCGAATAGAACCCTCCGCTGTGGACATGCGACCTGTAAGACTATCAACGCTTGTTGTTGTAGCTCTTTGAGTAATGGCGGTAGCGTTTTGTTGGATCGCTGTTTCTGCTTTTTCTATCCTTTGAATATTATCAGTATAGGTTTGAAAATCAACCATATCAAGTGGAGAAGGAGAAAAGTCTGATGCTTTGTTTCCTCTTTCTAATTTGATTTTACCTATATCTTTTCTTTCAAAACTAAACTTCATAAAGCGGGAATTTAGAGGCGTTTTTACAATTCTTCTCCTATCATTTGCCGGAACGCCACCACTATTATTATTCCTTATTCCGCTGATATAGTTCTTACTGTAATCATAAAATACAGTCGCAGGAGCTGTGCCAAGATTAGAGTAATTACTTGCTATATATTCTTGATTGCCGATAACAGGGATAAAATCAGTAAAGACCCAATTTGTGTCTACATGCTCATTACCACTATCTTGAACATATCTACCATAAGTTAAATCTTTAACAACTATTAAGTTTGTCCCACCAATTTCTAGCTCATTATATCTTTTTTCAATGCTTGAAATCCTAGTGCTGAATTGACTATCTGTAAGCTCTAGCGTTCCCACTCTGCTAGATAATCCACTAATGCCATTTTCGGTTGTTGAGACTCGTCCTGTGATACCTTCTATCGTTGAGTCAAGTGACGTTTGTCTGTCCGTGTAAGTTTTATTATCAACTTTACCGTTTAAGCCCGTTTGCAAGTCACGGACTGATGTAGTGAAGCCATTTAAATCAAGCTGAAACTGCGCTTGTGTATTCCTTACTCCTGTTAATCCACTCTCAGTAGCTCCAACACGCCCAGTAATGCCTTGAATGGTTGTATCTAAAGACGTTTGGCGAGCTGAGTAAGTTAGTAGGTCTACCAAATCCTTAATAGGCTTTTGATAACCTGTCATTCTATTGCCTTCTTCGAGCTGTACACGCCATAAAGTCACGTCTATATTCTCACTTACAGATAATGCGTTTAAACTCAATTGGATATGGCTATTTGCATTCGCTATAAAAGTCATAAAAACTCGTTTGGATTCTCCTGGAAATATTTGAACAGACCCACTATTGTTGTTAGATAATCTGCAAATATTACTGCTATGGTTATTTTTAATCCAAACAGATAGAGTGTAATAAGCACCTGCCATTTTTAAGTTGTTATTCAAAACTGTGATATGATTCTTTAATAAAGCAGTACCTCCAGTTGAACTAACACGAACCGCTTCATCTGTACTCCACTCGCTAACCGTTACGTCTCTGGTAATGGTGTTTGTTGACCCTTGCCATCCACTAGGAGTAAAATCTTTTTCAGTTGTACGGGCAATGTTTTGACCACCGATTTCTTGATTCTTCAGCTCATTAATGTCAACCAAAAACCCCTTATTGCTCGCCTCAATACTTGCAGTTCTGCGCTCAACCGCAACAATCTCATTAGTTGCATTGTCAATCTTTGTATTAGCAGTTTCAAAGGATGTTTTTAATCCATCGATGCTAAAATCAAGATCGGCTTTTTGTTGCTGATAAACAGACACGTCCACCTTGTCACCAAGTAAACGGTTAACCTCGCCAGATGAAATCTTGCCGGACAAGCCATCTTCAAGGAATTTAAACTCAGCTTTAAAATGCTCATCCATTTCCAGCAAATCTTTTGATACCTTTTCTAGCGTTTCTTTTCCTTCCGCGACACTATCGTTTATTCGGTTAAACTCCCGCTGCACATCCTCAACCTTAGCCCGATCTGCAAGCTCTTGAGTGAGCGCGTTTTCAACGTGTGCAATCTCTTGACTGGTGTATCGCTTTCGGTCCTTCTCGATCTGATCAAAGACTTCTTTACTGATCTTGTCTAAGTCGATACCGTCAGTACCGATTATGTCAGCCTCTTTGTTTAGCTCTCTCAGCTTTTCCGCCAGATCGGGACCAAATAAAATATCATCTGTGAGGACTCTTGCCGTTGTAGCGCTGACCTGTCCACTAAACGCCGAATAACGCCCGTGATAGTTCACCGCGCGTACTCTAAAATAATAAGTCGTATCGGTGTTACCGTTGAAAACAAAGCCGTTGAGCGTGCCACGGTATACCATCGTCTCAGGGGATGGCACAAAGCCAGCTACTTGACTTGCATAAAGCTCGTAGGCTCTCACATAGACCTCGTTTAAGTTAAAGGACCAATGTAGCTGCACCGTTTTAAAAGCGCCAACAGCCTCTAAATGTGACGGCACAGAGGCACAATGTCCGGGTAACTGTCCGGGCTGATTGGCTTGGCTCCCTGCTCCCAACGTCCGCGGTTGTCGTTGATGTCTCTGACCACTCGGTCTAATCGATCATCATATTCGTGTGCGCTTAAAAACTGCCCCATCTCGACAGTTGCGGTACCGTCGATGTCCATCAAGTCATACTCAATAGCTATGACGCGAGCTTGTATTTCAATCGGTCTAGCAAAGTCACGGTTTATAACGCGACCAGTATCGCCAAGACTTACCTTCTCGTGCTCATATCCTGCTATGGACTCTAACAAAAAAGCAGACAGTCGATAATTGACCTCTGCTTTGTTCACCTTTTGTAATTGGTCCCATGTCGCCTTTAATAGCTCCGCCGGGTCCTCGTAATCTCCATTTTGCCATTCCGCTTGTCTGTGCAATAGCTGTCCGTTATGCTCGCGCCCATACTTTTGTAAAGCCTCTGGATCACCTATCCAAAGTTGACCGCGTGGCTTATCGACTGGATCACCGTTTGCCTTGCTCCAAGCTACATCACCAAATCCGATATACCGCGTAAATCCGCCTGTCTCGTTGCCCTCGTCATCCTCAATAGGCAATGACGCGCCACGACCATAAATGGCTGTGACTGGGTAACTGACGATAGTCCGCTGTATCTCATCAATGTTATGCTCGATGTCAAAGCGTTTACCGTTGTCAGCTCCACGGCGTTGCAGGATGCTTATTTTACGAGCCGTGATTCGGTTGCCATCAAACTCCACGACATCTTTAAACTCTCCGCCCCAAACCTCTAAAATACGCCAAATCGCATCGACTGACGTTAGGTAATAAAAATTTGTAGTTGCGGTGCCTAGCTCAGTTTCAATGTTACCCGTCCAACGTGTGTTTTGCAGAGCCGCATTAAGAGCAGGTTGCGCGGTTGTGTTAACAAAACGGCGGTCAACGATAACGTTCTCTTTAAGCTCCATAAAAGCCGGTTCGCAAATCGCGACTGTTTCTGCGCTATCACCTGTGCCCGTTTCATCTAGCTCTTTGATAACGTAAAGCCGAAGTTCACCTTCTTTATCCGTAAATACGACTTGGTTTTCTTCACGGACATGCTGCGCGTTGTCAACGGTAGCGTCAACGGTAAAAGAAAAAGGCTCATCAGCCAGTCGGTTTAATTCTTCTTTAAACAGCGTTGAAATGAGTCCTGTTTCCTCGGACAAAGACGCGAGCAGATTGTCATGTTGACTCAAGATATAAATTTCAGCCAATTGGATTCCTCCTTTCGAAAGGATAAAACCCCCTTTTTGTCGAATTATGATTAAAAAAAGGAGGACTATTAATGTCTAAAATTGAAAAGTGGGATACAGTTATAGAAGCTGGCATGAATTTACTCCCTTATGTTGGGGGAGTCTAGCCTCAATTTATGCTTCAAATCGAGATAAAAAGAAATTTGAACGAATTGAAGCTTTTTTTAATGATGTATTTAAGACAATGGAAGAACTTAAACAATCACAACAAATAAACGAGAAGAACTTAAACCTCTCCAAACATGATGAAGAAGCGCTAGCATCATTAATCGAAAGCATTCTTGATAAAGTTGAATCAGAAATCCAAGAAGATAAGAAAAGGTACCTTCGCAACTTCTTTCTTAATTCTCTAGTAATACCTACCACTAAAGATACAATTGATAAAAAACAAATATATTTAGACGCCTTGGCAAATATGTCATATTTAGAATGTGAACTACTAATAATGCTCTACGGACAAAAAGAAAAACTCCACATGAGCCAAATCGAAATGAAATCTGCTGACCAATATTTTATTTTATCGTTAACCAACAGACTAAGGAATTATGGTTTTGTAGAAAAATATACAAATAACATTACTGCTAATCAATCAGTAGATAATGCACTTGATGAATTTATATCAATCTCAAATTTAGGCAAGGATTTCACTCTCTATTGTTTAGAAACATAAAAAGGAACATTACAATGATCATGAGTAGCCATACATACCAATATTTGATTAGTAACTGCCCTTGAGTTAGGTTGATAAAGTCATTTAACACTCTAACCCCTCCTAATAATAAGTTTCCGTGTAACTAACTGCTGTCGCATGACTAGCCCTCAGTCGGTTAACGCCCGCTTGCAGCATAAACCATCTGCTGTCGAGCGATAATAAAGCCATGCGCGCAACGCCGTTTAGCTTGATCAACCGTTTTTCGTAATCAATTTCTAGCCGATCTCCAACGCCAAAGGCATGATTGAGTGTGATCTTGCCGCCTTGATCGTTTTCGAAGATATATCTGGTTGCGGCAGCGGTAAACACTGTTAGGCTAGTCCACGGTGTTTTTAATTGCCCTGTAACGCTATGATTTGCAAATGAAGTACCTACATTAAAGCTCTTATCTAAGCCAAACCGATGAGCGACAGGTAAGTAAAAATTGATAACACCTTTTGCATAATGTATTCGCTCGTCCAACTCCATTGATCGATAACGGGCCAGATAATATTTGTTAGGCATATCCACAAATTCTAGTTTTTTAGCCTCATCATGCAGCAACCATACTGCAAGCTCACCCTTTAATTCCTCAATGCGTTTAGAGCTCCGTATCACTACAGGTACAGGTAGTTCGTAGCCTGTAAAACGCGTGTTCCTTACTCTTTCCCCACCTAACGCACTTGCATGAGTCATAAACTCAATAGGTGGCGTAGGAGGGCGGTACAGGTCCATATTAACGCTCAAATAATCTTTCGTTATGCCGTTAAATTTCACGTTAAGCCCCCTTGTTACGCTTAGTGCGCTGATTTTTCTATTCTGCAGCTTTGAAAAATCATCGAAAAGTTCTGTCGCCATTTTTTTACCATTCACCATCAAATTAATAACAACCGGTTGCTTAGCGCTATCTGCTTGATTAGTAGATTGAGAGTTATTAGATTGATTTGAAGCACCTCTAGAATCTACTAAATAACTTGGAATATCATTCGTCATTGTACTAACATTTAAAGCGGCTTCTGGCCGTGAGTATTTAATCATCCCCTTAGAAAGATTGTCGATCTCACGAAAGACTGAACTTGAATTTGCTTTAATCCCCTCAGCTAGCCCCTCTGGAACCCAGCGACCCACATCATCACGCATGACACGGGATGGAGATTTAATTTTTAATGCGCTTTGCATAGTCCTTGCAACGTCATTCGCTATGCTTCTAGCTGTAGACATTACCCGACCTCGACCATTTAATAGACCTTGATTCAAACCAGCCATAGCGTTTTGTCCTACACTCCGCAATTGTGAAGGTGTAGAACGAAAAGCATTCACTTTATCGCGTGCTGTTCTGTTCATCAAATTGATTTGCTGACTAACACCACTTTGATAAGCAGATAACATGTTTCTCATGGTCATTTGTGCAATCTGACGCATGTTTTGCGGTAATGGTCTAATAGACTGCAACTGTTGCTGAACACCGTTACGCACGACAAGGAATTGTTGATTCATACCTAGCTGATATGCTATTTGCATGAACTGCATGGACTGTTGAGCAATCATACGTAATTGCTGAGGCGTTTTACTAAAAGCTTGTACTTTTTGATTTACTAGTTGCTGCATGACCATAACCTGTTGCTTTGCGCCACTTTGTATGATCTTGGTGTTTTGATTCATGACATTCTGAGTGATTGGAATAAGCTTCATCAATTCACTCTGTATTCCAGATACGCCAATTGAAAATGAGTTTGTCATCTGAGACAACGTTTGCTGAGTGCTCTGCAAGACAGCGTTAAGCATGTTTTGCATGGCTTGAGCCACTTTCCCAGATCCACTTTCAATTCCTTCTACGAGACCATCAACCACGTATTCACCAATGCCTCTAAATACCTTAGATGGACTATTGATGTCGAAGGCTTGTTCAGCTGCAATGATTGTATCGTTTGCCATCTGTTCGGACGCATCTTCTGCCCTCGGAATGCCAGCGCCAATACCATCTGCTAATCCTTCTGGTATAGCTCCACCGATTGAACCAAAATCAGCCGATTCGATTTGTTGGGCTAGCGTATCGCTCGTTCCCACAATTAGATGACCAACAGCATCCATTACACCAGACTCTTCTAAACCAAGCGATTTGTTCAGAGCATCGGTTGCTACGTCTCCCCCGTTAGCAAAGGCCTCACTAAGCCTTCTAGCTCTTTATCAGAGGCGTTGACTAATTCATTGACATGACCAGCTGAGGATGGACCAGCAGCGCGTAGGGTTTCGAGTAGACCTTCGTCCACACCACGTTCAGCAAGTATAGCTATATTATCTGCCCATTCACCTATGATCCGTTGGTTTTCTTGTAGGTTCTCGGTCATTTCAGCAATAGTTGTCTCAGATTCATCACTAAGTGTGTTGAACATGTCAGTGGCGCTGTTTTTATAGTCTTCCCAGTTGGATTTCATGCTTTCAACTGTTGATTGCTGGCTGTCCGATAACTCTTCAAAAGTAATGATCTGGCGCGCTGTGCCTTGTTCAGTAGCTTCCGTGACAGCTGTAATAGCATCCGTTAATTGTTGTTCAGTGGTTTCGTACTGTTCACCTAGATTTTTTTGACTTTCAATAAGTAGCTCATGCTGATCATCAAGCTCACCCATTGCCTCCTTATGTTCTTTTGCTTTTACTGATCCTTCTTCGAGCTTTTGATTCCATTCATCTCTTAATTCATTTGTCTCGGCGAGCTGTTGTTCAACCTCACTCTGTTCTCTGAGGATTTCCGTTAAACGTGATTGAGCTTCCTGCGCCTTATCTTGCTCATTTAACAATTCTATACGTGCTGCCATTTGTTCAGACGACATATTAAGCGCTTCAGCTTCTTCGCTGTACATAAGATTTAGTCCGTCCATAGAACTGTTTAATTCATTAATATATGACGCGAGCAATTCTTTTTCTGCTGCTGACTTATTTTCTTTATTTGCTAATTCATCTACTTTACTTGCCAATTCCTCTGTAGCATCTGCATTAGCAATTATGCTAGATTGATTCTTTTCATAGGCAGCGGAAGTACTGTCTAGGGAATCGTTTAACGCATCTGTTTTTGAAGCTAATTCTTCAGTTTCTGCCCCAAGCCGTTCGCCTTCTTCTGTAGCTTTGTTAAGCCATCCCACAACAGCAATTACTGCGCCAACTAAAAGACCTACTCCAGCTATTACTAGTCCAATTGGTCCTAATAAAAATTTAATTGCGACATCTAAGGCTTTTACAGCTACAGTTTTCGCTATAATCGCTACCGTTGAGAAACTAATTTGTCCTGTAAATAATAAAGCGGCAGCAGTAGCTGCGTTTGTCATAGCTGTAACTGCTTTTTTTGCGGTTGACATGACATACAAACTGGCTGTCATTGCATTTGTTGCAATAGTACTCACAGTTATTGATCCTGTATATGCAGATGTAACAGCAGTCGCAGTACCAGCAATCAAACTATAGGTTTTCAAAGCTAATGTTTTAGCAATAGCTGCACCTGTTAGTATCGCGAAACTAGAAGCTAAACCAATAATAACTGGAGACAGAGTTTGAATTATGGGAACCACTGGTTTAACTGCATTTTTCAAACCCACAAGATAAGGTGTTGCACTATCAATAGATGAATTAATTATTTTAAATGCTGCATTTACAATATCTTTCATTCCGTCAATATTCTCAGCTATGTTGTTTCCCGTAACCGATTTCGAAAGGTTATCAATAGCAGCTATACTATTGGCTACCCCCCTAGAGACAGACGTTTGTAAATTTGAAAAGGATGTTGCTACTCCTAGGCTGTTCTCTTTGGCTAAGGTTGCCATAATTCCTGTTCCGGTACCCACTTCAATTAACTTGTTATTAAAGTCATCAATTGTAATAGTTCCGTCTTTTAAGGCACTATATAGATCATCTTTTGCACTTTTTCCAGCAAAACCAAAACTCTCCGCAATCTTAACTAACCCTACATCCATTGTTTCGGAGAGGGTATTCCACGTGTTCATATCAAATGTACCAGTCTGTAATGCTTTGATATATTGCTCTGTTCCACGTTGAGCTTGTCCTGCGCTTGCACCTGATCCTAATAGAGCATTGTTTAGCGCAATGGCTGAATCCGTTGCCATATCAATATCTCCGAATGATGTATACATACGCTGTGCGCTTGCGGCAATATCATTGAGCTTTGTTGGTAGACCATCTATACCATCAGATAAATTTCCCATAGCTCTTTGCGAATCTTCGGCCGATACGCCTAATGCCTCCAAAACCTTAGGAAATGCATTAAGTGTATCAAAGCGGGCAATAGCATCATCCAATGAAGCTCTTACTGTTACAAGCGCAGAATTTAAAACCTGATTAACTACAGCTAATGCAGTTCCAGCAACTGCTGCTAAACCTAACGAGGTTTTAAGATTTCCAGTCGCTTTAGAGGCGTTGCCAGCATCATCCCCAAGACTTGCAACACTATCACTAGTATTTTTAATGCTTGTTGCCGCATCACTACCGCTATCAGATAAGCCGTCAATTGCACCACTTGCACCATTCACATTTTTAGCGGATTGGCTACCAGAATCGCTCAAATCACTTAACGCATCGCTGGCTCCTTTGACATTTGATGAAGCATCAGAGCTACTATCAGAGAGACCATCTATAGCTCCTTCGGCACCATTTAAACCTTTACTTGCCTTACCCCCACTCTCGCCAAGCCCTTCAATTGCATCTCCTGCACCTTTTACATTTTTCCCCGCATCACCACTCTTATCGGACAAACCACTCAGACTATTTTCAGCTGACTTGATCCCTTTTCCTGAGTTCTCTGCCGAGGCTTTAAGGTTATCTAATTCCTTGGAGGCAATAGCTATTTGCTTGCCGTCAACTTCTATAGCTATTTTTATTGTGCCATCTGCCATTTACTCTTCCTCCTCTCTCTCAACGTCCAAAGCAAAACGTCTTTTCATTTTTTCCATGCTCTGTTTGTATTCCGAGGAATCATGTTTACTTGGTTCATAGGCTCTTATTTCAATAATTCTTTTCATAATTGTGTTGTTCGGAAGTCCATTGAGCAGCGCTTTAAATTCATGCCAATGAAGCTTCCCCTGCACTTCGTGAAGATTAATTCCATAGGCTTGTATAAACGAAGAAAAAATGAACTCGGCATCCTGATCCAAGTCCATTAGCTTTTCATGTTCTTCTTCTTCTTCAACGACTAATGCGTTGCCAAGTCGATCATATTCAATTAATTGTTTTTGTTTTGTATGGATAAATTGATCAAAGACATAATTCCAGAGGTCTATCACATTATTTCTATCAAACTCTTGATCCATTAGTAGCTCTAAACATATTTCAGCTCTTTCGTGATCTCGTAATTCTTTATCCGATAGCACATCAAAGACATCCAACACATTATCAAACGCTAAATCTATAGAGTATTTAACCTCGTCATAGTCAAACGACTTAACAAGAGGATCATTCAATTTCAACGATGCCACCTACTTTTGTTTAGCAGCTTTTTTCTTTGTGTATTCTTGCTTTTTTGTGGTGATCTTCTTTGTACGTTCTTTTTCGAATTCAGTAATTCTTTTTGCTATAGCCACACCGAGAGGGTCCAGTGCTTTTTCTAAAGCAACTATGTCTGGATACTTGGTGTATATGTCTTTAAATGTTCCATCGCCAAATAAAACATCATATTGCGCTGCTATGAATTCTTTGTTTACATCTAGGGCCGTATCGACCTGAGTAATATCAACTTTCTCAACATCAACATCAGTAGGAAAATGTATGTGCTTTGCCTTCTCTTGAGCTTCTTTCAGTTTGTCGTTTGCTACGTTTTCAACATCGAAAAATCGTCTTAGGTTTTCTAAGGAACAATCAAACCATAGATCTAATTCTCCTAATTTAACGGGAAACCCCGTACGTTCAACGCTAATGCTAATTGGTTCCATATGTGATACACCTCCAAGAATTATAAAGAAGAGACGCCCTTAAAGCGCCTCTTCACCTTCAACCTCTATCTCTTCATAAGTTGCCCCGTCAACCGTTTCCTCTTCTTCTTCAACGGGGTCCGTTACTCCCCCGGCGAACCTTCTACATCTGTCTCCTCAGGCAAACGGTCAAACCGAATGTTGCAGCTGAATTCCTCAAATGCACTTGCATCGCCAGCGCCTGCAATAATAGCTGATACCGTAGCACGTCCAACCCATTCTTTCTTACCATCAGCAGAAACCACGCGGTGCCATACTTTACGACCAATACCTGTTTTATACTTCTTGCTAGCGATAAGTGCTTGTGCAGCATCCTCAGGGTCATAATGACCAGACGGTGTATAAGCTCCTGCTACAGAAGTAATCTCAGTCTCGGGTGTACCGTCGCCATCGTAAAAGGCTTGCTCCTCTGATTGCTCCTGTGTATCATCCCCGATTGAGATAATTGATTTAGCTAACTCTTCCCATTCAGTACCTGGTGTTTCTGTTCCCGGTACGTAATCTTGCACAAAGTGCCCTCGTAGTGCGTTCTTTTGTTTAGCCATTTGTTGTTGCCTCCTCTTTAATCACTGTTATTTTTGCTTGTATGTCCAATAAAAAAACGAACCACCCTTGATCATCGGCGTTATTGATGAAAGGTGTGTTCGTTATATCAATGCTCTCGAATTGAAAGCTACCATCTAAGCTATCGAGCAACATCAGCTCATCTAATTGGTTTTGCACACTCCATAAAGTTTCATGAATTTTCCGTTGATCCTTAGACCTCATAGCAAATTCGAAGTTCAATTCTCGATCTTTGGAGCCATCCATATACTCTCTGACCGTCCTTGAACCAGGTAACGGATAAACCACAAAAGATTCCTCTGTCCCTAAATATCCTGTCCTTAGCCTTAAATCAGAGGGCGTTATGTCATTGACCTTCGCCATCAACCGATTAACAAAGTCCATTACCATCCCGCTCCTTTCGTAAAGGCTTTAATCCAGTCACTCATGAACATACCTTTCGCTTTTAAATCCCAACGAGGACCCGTACCCGGTTCCGAGTAATTGTACATTGGCATATAGAACAACCTAGCAGCATAGGGTGTACTCCAAACGATTTCACGGCTGTTTCTTGACGCTTGACCAGTTCCCCTTAAGATCCCCTCTTGCATTGGCACGAATTGATTCATATCCACTATCATTTGATTAGAGGCAGCAAAACGCCCCTTATCCAAGCTGCGCTATTTAGCTTGTTCTTAACACCATTGAAACTTACCTTCATTTGCACCTATACCACCTCTAATTCGTAGGAATAAATCGTATTAGAGTAGGCTTCAAATACAGGAATAACTTTCGTGACAGTGTGATCTTGTCCGTCAAACCTAAGGATCGCTTGCACCTTAAACTCGGGTAGCGGATCGGTTAAGCCTTCATAACAAAAAACAACCGCATTATATAGCAGCTGTTTACCTGATGTGGTCGAAGTGTAAGTCGGTCCTCTATCAATACGACATTTGTCTATGAGTACTGGCTCACTGTATTCCGGTTGACTCCAATCGTCTAGCTCTCCAGTGGCATATTTGTACTCAAAAGAATCAACTAAGAATTTAAGTGGAGGTTTCGGCATCATTGGACACCCACCCCGCTATAAAGCAACCCTGTTCCTTTAAGATAGAAATATACATCCTCCGCTACAAGAGGCTTACTTTCATTGGAACCAGAGGGATTATACCTGCTGGCGTTTGATACACTTGTTCTGCCTGCGCTAAAGGTCTGAGGGGAGTTGTTGATCTCCTCAAATGTTGTTGCTCCAAGTATCACAAAATATTCTACTTGCGCGGCGGTAGCTTTCATTACCTGTTCTTTTAGAAAAGAAGATAATCCATCATAAGGTGTAGCGCCCTTTAGCTTGAAGCTCGTTAGATAGTCTATAACATCACTAGCTCGCCTTTGATATCTTTTGAACTCAGCCTCGTCAACTGGCTTACCCTCAAATTCGTGAGCGTAATAATCATAATCAATGTAAGGCATGATTACTCACCCTTTTTGGCTGCGTCCGCTTCTTTCTTGAGCTTCGTATTCTCAGCTTTGAGCTTTTTGTTTTCTTCTTTTAGATTTTCTAGTCCCTCAGATCCTTTTGCTTCTTCCAACTGATCTAATAGCTTATTGTATTCGCCTATAGAAACATTCTTCCCACCTGTAGCACGTTTCACAACTTCCCCTTTTGAGTCCACTTGGTCATAGCCTTGCTCAAGAAACGCATTAAGTCGATCCTCACTAATAGTTAATAATCGATTCCCTTTAATTACATTTACTTTTGAATTGGTCATTCTAATTCACTCCTCTAATAGTAGAAGAGGGACTACGCCCTCTCTTATTCTCCACTTTCGCTTACAGCAGTAACGTTAATCTGAACCCCTGCAACTTTTTGCTCGATAATAAATACATCCCAGTATTTACGCTCGAAGTACACGCTCTTACCATCAGTTATGGCGCTCGGCTCAGCAATGGAAACATTTTCGTACTTTTGCGGCGAGATTACAGCAGATGGATGAATCAGAATCATGTTGATATCACGCGCATTAGCAGCAGGGACCGCACCATCAGCAAAGTTGTAAAGAGTTTTCATGCGGCTAGTCGGCACAGTAACAATAGTTACCTCGTCTAGAGAGCGTACATTGCGGTTAATCGCACCAGATGTACCGGAAACCTCACGTTGTTTTTGAATACTTTCAGCGTTCTTAAGCACCTTCTTCACAGCCGGTCGAACATATAAAATACGACCTTCTTGTGGAACCTCAGCCTCATCCAACTGCTCCATCATGTCATCGAACACAGAAAGAGCAGTCGCTTCAGTGATTTCAGTCGTATCAACTTCTTCACCTAATGACTCATATTCAGTAAATAGCTTAGATGCCATGTACTTATCCATTTCAGGAATCTTGTGCTCATTGTTAAAAACACGAGTAATGTTAGCGATAGACAAGGCCATCTTTGTTTCGTCAATGTCCATTGGATCAACTAACGTTTTGTACTTGCGGTCATGCTCCAATGTCTTAGGAATCCAAGCATTGTCCACACGACGAGTAGTGTCACCCATGATGTCACGATCAACATCTTGGAAACCGCCAGTTGTGATGTTAGGGATGTGAATCGTCTTCGCTCCCACCCATTTGATGTTGGCGTTATTTGGCGTAGAATAAAGCGCGCTAAAAGCCAACCCCTCGGAATACTTTTGCTGTAATGCTTCTTGATACATTTCTGCATAATTTACTGGTGCCATGTAAATCACTCCTATTGATTATTAGTTTTTAAATGCAGCCGCCCATTGGTCAGCTTGTGTTTCTGTTTTCTTCTGATGTTGGCCGTTTGAGAAACTGGGCTTCTCTTCTTGCTCTTTCTTCTGTCCTGCAAAGTGAGGGTAACGCTCAACGACCTTTGCAACCGCTGCGTCCATATCCGTGTCATCATCTAGCAAGCGCTGAGCCAGCGTCACAACGTCTTCCACAGAATCAGTATTGACTCCAGCTTTCATTGCGCTGATTTGCGCTTTGAGTCCACTATTTTCCTCTGTTAGCGTGGTGTTAGTCGTTTCAAGACCAGTCAAACGCTCTGTTTGTTTTTCTTGCTCTGTTTTTTGAGACTCCTGCCACTCTTTGAACTTCTGCATGCCTTCTTTTGCATTTTGGAAATCATCAATACCCAACTGCTTTAAAAGCTTCTCTTGAGCTTTCTTCGCCTCTTTAGTAGCAATATTGTTGACCTCATCTTGCTTGAAGGTCTTTTCTTCTTGCTCCTTCTCTTCTAGAGTAGGCGGTGTTTCCTTTTCCTCTAGCTTTGTTTCCTCTTCAGAATTACCTGTCTGATCAGGTGTACTATCATCTGCACCATCAGCAAAATACTGTAGGTTCATTTTTAATTTTTCCATGCTCGGTTCCTCCCATATGGGTAATGTCCCTGTGTTTGATTTATAGCGCCCACCTCACAGTAAAAGGGCAAAAGAAAAAAGAGCTATGCAATCTGCTCTCTCATTCGATTTCTATTTCTACCTGTGTCCTTGATGAAGTCTCTCATTGCACCTTGACGCTCGGTGATTTTGCTTCTAGCAGCTTTAATGCCCTCTTTATCGTCCATTGCTTCAAACATGCTCATTTCGCGCTTTGCATGACGTATACGCCGCTCAAGATATCTCTGTCTCTGCGATTCCTTGTATACTCTGTCATTCTCAGCATCATCGATGTTAGATGGTCTATGAGTGTTTACCCCTTCAATAAAAGGATAGAGAACATGGCGACAATTAATTCCTGTTAAACCATCCAGATCCCCATAGCTCGTTTCAGATAGCGCTGGATATTTCGCATGATTGCCAATTCGACTGAAAACCTTCCCTTGATATGGAGCGCATTTTGGACGTGCTCCTGTGTGGCTTGATATTACCACTAGGTCAACGCCATACTCTGAGGAACGCTCTAATTGAACCTCGTTAGAGAGTTGGTTCATAGTGGTTCGTGTCACCATGTTTACATAAGCTTCGGTTGACCACTGCTTTCCTGCGCTGTCCACCAAGGCAGGAACACCTTTCTCAGCCCATCCACTAGCCACTCTTCTCAACGCTTGACCTGGTGTATAAACGCCACCAGCAACCAGTCCGACAGTCTCATTAATAATTGAGGTGTATGCAGCATCTGCTTGACTGAGCATTGTTGCTCCCACTCGGTTAAGCGTAGATTTCAACTGATTGTCGTATCGATCCATGACACTCTGAAGATTTGTAGAGACTCCCTCTGGCGCAACGTAAATTATCCCCCGTCTAGCAATCGGTTCAAGCATTTCATCGACATCATTAATGGTTTTAAATCCTTGTTTCTGTAAAAGCGCAGCAACCTCATTAGATGCCATCTGGCTATACCTAGCTATAACTTCGATATTGTCTTGATTTAATGATTGTAATTGGTTTAGCTTAGCAAACTCCCACGATGAAAAACCCTCTTCTGTTAGGAGAGAGCGATGGCGTTTGAGTCGTTTACCTATGTTAACGAGAATCTGTTCCTCTAACGCAAGATAATTGTTTGTAATTGGCTGTGATAATCGTTGACTATCTTCCGGCTTCATGACGATCACCTAGCCCAAAGAAATCGACCGATTCAGCATTAGCCGTTTTGTTCTCATCTGCGATTTGTTGCATAAGCAGCTCCGCTTCCTTCTCGGTTAGACCGTGAATCTTCATGATCGCTTTCAACTTTGAAGTGAGACGATTACTCACTAACTGAATCTGCTTGTTGATCTCGGCTGTTTTATCCTCAGCAATAGAATCATCAAAGGAAACTGTTACTTCCCACTTCTCAGCAGGCTTATTGTACAATCCATATAACTCAGCAGTTTGCACAATCACATCAATAAGCTCAGTCAATCCTGCTTCAATAACATTTTCATGAGATTGCTTTGTTTTAAATGTCTTGCTATTCTCGCTCACAACCTCGGTTGCTGTTTTCATACTCTTACCATCAAAGGAGAAGGTACCTGCGCTAAAACCCGTTTGCATGGCTAAGAGATTAAGCAAGGAGTTAATTGCAGCTATGTGTTCCTCTACTCTTAGCTCAACTGTATTGTCCTGTATCTTGTTATTCTCGGCATCACCTAAGTCTAATCCCTCGTATGCCTCATCATCGGCATCAAAGTAACGCATCATCACACCATTTTCATTCGTAACCATACGTAATGCGGTAGCGGGAACGATAATTCGCCTTTTACCAAGCCTAAACTCACGTTGATAGCTGTCAAAAGCGATATCAAGTGACTTTAACGTATCTAAAGAATTGGCGATAAGCGGAATACCTAATGGACTATGCATGTCCAAGTTGTTGGCAATGTTCGGCTTGAAGTAAACAAAATTCGCTCGCTTAAAGTTTTCAATTGGCACTTCTTCTTTAAGATCAGGGTACAAAGTTGATAATGGAATCTGTTTACCTACTTCAGTGCTAGACTCACTTACAAACAACTCATTGCGAATGATGTACGTCTTACCTTGCCACAAGTGCCATTCTAGATGCGTATAGATCTTCTTTCCTTTTCGTGTCTCATTAACAAAAACACCCTCATGAATACCTTGGTTATCCCAAGATACCGGTATAAAGCAATCAGCCGTAACATAAGAAAGCTTAACTTTCCCATCAATTACATATGGCTTTATCACCACACCCCCAAGAGAGAAGTCGAACTCTAAGTATTCTTGGAATCGCTTGATGAATTTATTATGGTCCATTACGCTTTTGATGAACTCGGATAGCCCATCATCAGATATGTTGATTTCACAACGCTCATTAAATATAAGCGACGCCATCTCATTAGCAATCACTTTCGGCATGCCCAGCGATGCCATACGGCGCTTTTTAACTCCGTTGGGCGTACTGTATTGTAAGTTGTGCCAATCTTTGAAATGACCTTGGTAGAGCGCCTTCCACATATCAATGTTTTTATAATGCTCATCATCCATCGTTAGATCCTTAAGCTGAGACAAGCTCTTTACGTTCTTTACTAACCCCATTCTCTGCAACACCCCCTTCATGAAATCTTTGATCCTGCGGAACATGTTCTCACCGCCTCTCTATAGCACGTACCTTTTATAAAAATAATTGTTGCTGTAGCGCGCTTCATCCATTGCATGGTTATTGTCGTCAATAGGCTGCCCGTTCTTGTCTCTGGTGTACATTCCAACCTCTTTTATAAAGTTATAGTGGTCGTATTCGTTATTTTGTTGCTCAATCAAACGAAAAAAAGCACCTGACATGGCGCTTTGCAATCTTTCTATTCCAACCTCTATACCTTTAGATGAGCCAGCTATGTCTTTATTGTTGTTATTAGCTTTTGTTGTGTGAATACCAAGCAAGTGCAGTTCTTCTCTCAAAGATTTACAGGCTGGATCAATAAACACATCAGTGCGTCGCATGTCATACGTTTCTTGGCACCATAGAATAAACTTTTTAATCTCCTTGGCATATACGCTCATCGCCTTAATATCACCTGTATCAGCGCCTGAGTGATAGTAGTGAGCAACTCGGTTTAACTTGTAATCCCACTGCCTCAACTTCCCCTTATGCCGTGTGACGATGTTACACGCTACGCTCGTTGCATCTGATTGACCGCCATCACCAGAGAAATACATCTCTATTGGCTTTCCATCTATCTTCTGAGCAATGTTCTCTTTCATACTGAACATGCTGTAGATCACGCCAGCAGGAATAACTCGCTTCCCTTCCCAATCTCGCTGAAAGAGGTAAGGGTTCTTGATGAGCGTGTCGTAAATATCTTTCTTACGCTCATCAGTAATTATCGGATTATCATCAATGGTCCAATGCACCCACCGTGTCTTCTGTACATCGAAAACCTCAGATATAACAGGATGATTTGGTGCAGGTGGATTGAGATCAGCTAAATGATAACGCTTTTTAGCAGCGAATGTACGACGGAAGCACTCTTGTATGAAATCCATGTGAAGCAAGTCGATTTCACAGAAGGCAACCGAGCCAAGCGACATACCCGTTATGGCCTTCTTACTATCGGCTTTCCCTCCACCTTTGTAGTACACCTTTTTAACACCCGAGGCGTGTGTATCTCTAAGTGGTCACCGTTTTCATCATGTTTGATCTTAGCTAACTCACCGAATATATGAATAAGTCCAAAGCCGTCACACTCCATAAAAAGGCGAAAGGCTTGCTCCTGGTTGTAAGCTGCTACAAGGTGGTTTTGATCAGGCGTAGTTGCCAAGTAATCGGCATAGCGAAACACACCCGCGGTCGTTTTCGAAGACCGGGGCGTACCTTCATTCACTTCGAGCGTCACATCATAGGGAGCACGGATGATCTGCAGCTGTTTAGGTGAAAATACAATACTCATTCACCTTCACCACCTTTAGCGGCAATAAGCGCTTCAAGAAGTGACGTATCTTTCTTAGTGCCTTTGATAAGTTCGGTGCGAGCTTTAGCAAACTCTGTGTCTGCTTTCAATTTCTCTTCCTGCAGCTTGCGTTGTTGATTCTCAGGCAGGAAATCAAAGTACTTTGTTAGCATTTCGAGAGCCTTCATTTTATCAGCTAACTTAACGGATATGCCGTCCTTACCTTGCTTAACCTCAGTAACGATCGTTCCATCGATTTCTGATGAGCTTTTGAAATCCACATAATTGTAACTATCCATGATCTCATTACCTTCGTCATCAAAGCGCCTGCTTCCATCCTCATTAAAGCTCGGTACGCTTTTAACACCAAACTCAGCAAAGTCGGATATATCAGCAAAGGCAATCTGCACGTACTTGTTTAATACGTCCATAGCATCAATAAACAGTCCTTGGTGCATTTCTGCCTTTACTCTACGTATCTCCTCTGCGACTCTAACATTGCCTAACAGCCTTGGACCTTGTACATGAGCTGTGTCTGCGCTATACCCCGCCTTGATCGCCGACTGTGTAGCATTAAAGCTCTTAACGTAGTAAACACAAAAAAGCCTTTGCTTATCCGTTAATCCCTCCGCTTCAACAAAGACTGACTTCTCTACAATAGATTGTGGCGCACCACTTTTAGTAACGCTCCTTTTATCATTGGTAACGTTACTATTGGACTCCCATTTGTCTTGGCTTTTCCATTTACGTATCTGGGAAGCGGAACAATCAAGCTCCTTTGCTATATCCTTTAGTGGCTTACCTGTCTCTTTCCATATCTCATAAGCCTTATCTCGTCTTGGATCTCTCTGTCTTGCCATTACATCACACCCTACCCCCTTATAAATGTTAACGAACAAAAAGGGAACCACTCATTAGAGCGATCCTCTTTTCATTTATTATTCTATGTGTCTTCCGTAATAATCCCAAAAACTGTTGTCTGTTCCATTCATATTACTTGAATCACTTTTAATTGCGTCCTGTGTATCAGGGGTTAAGTCTTCCCACACCATACCTCTAATCATATATCCATCTACATATCGAGTGTAGAAGTTTTCTGGGCTATCATCCTTTACATCATTCCATCTATCTATGTCTACACCTTCACCGTCGAAAAACGCCGACACCAACGTAAACTCGTCATTACTGTGAGCTGCTACGACCAATTCTTCATAATCCATTATGCTTAAATGATCAGCTAGTATCATGGCCACATTAGGAAAACTGTTTTCTTTATCTTTAAGTACTAAATATTCGTTAGTCATATCCACTTTGTATTGGATGGCTATAGAACCTTCTTCATTGATAACTTGATAATCATCTATCATCCCTGTGTTATCAATAATCGCATCAATCTGTTCTTCAGCCGACATACCCTCTATATCCTCTTGCGACAATTTAGCAGCTTCACTGTCCGAGCAACCAACCATTAAAAGAGAAAGCATACCCGTTAATGCAATAAACGCTTTTTTCACATTACGTCCCCCTTGAATATCTGTATGATAATTTTACCATTACTCAAGAAGGTCTTCTATAATTTTCTTTTTATTTGCATCAATTACATTGCAGTTGATTGAGCGAGCTTCACTTTATTCGACTTAAACATTTTACTTTATAATAGAAATTTATTATGGAAATCTCGATATTATTTTTTTCATCAACTCTCCAGCGGGCTCAGTTCGCAGTAATTATCAACATGATTGTTATCAACATCTGCCCCAAAATCTTCATCATAATTTACTTCAATGTCTACATCATAGGTTTTCAAAACTAATTGAGATGAGACGCACTTTTCAAGAGTTAGTCGAACACTTTCCTTATCTAAATTATTCGAGTTCAAATATTTATTTAGTGTATCGATATCTACTTTTTCCCTTAAAGGTTTTCTAATATACAAATTACGTAACTTTGATTCTTTAGAAATCCAATCATCTATAGCAATAAAGTTAGCTATATCAGCATCATAAAAATTCGCGAGAGCACTCATGCAAATTAACTTTTTATGATCAATTTTATCCTCAGAAAGTGAATCGTGTAAAATAGCACCCATTATCATGCACGCTTTTGTTGAATTAGATGTGATTACTTTAGTAAATGAGTCAGCTACATACTCTGCCTTAGCTTCATTATCGATATATCCCTCTAATTTAGCTAATTGTTTATTGGTAATTAATTCTTCATTTGAAAGACCTTTGAGAAATGCGTTGAACCTTCTTTTGACAATCATTCCGTGTAAGCCCTTTACTAGAGTAATTACTCCGACGGAATCAGAAACGACTTCAAGAGTGTCGTTAATCATATAATCGTCTTTAATCTCGACATATTTTTTTATTTTGCCTGATAGCTTCTTGACAACTTCCATTTCTTTCTTCAATTAGTTCCACCTCCGCCTCCCTCCTTCGACAAAAGTAGGCGGTTTCCTTCATCTTTCTATCTATTTTTTATACACCCTGCCCCGTATGTGCAAAACAGCAGCGTTTTTTCCTCTGTCTTATACACCGGCTTGGCGAATACGCATTTTATGCAGTCTCTTTCTGGCTTGATCTTTTTCATATGGATGCTCCTATGCCGTGAGGCTTGGAATATAAAAACAGCGCATACGGCTATTAAGCTCGTACACGCTGTTTATTTGGTTTTTTTCACGCTTGCGTAAGCAAGACAAAGGTCGTTTGATGTTATCGGCGTTTGTCCGCATTACGGTACGTGAAATATTATAATGCTCCTCTGCTTAAGTGTTTCCACCGACCGAGCTAACCCCGATTCGACAGAGAAGCGGAAATAACGTATTGAGGTATGTCCTCTCATCTATTATTGGCACTTGCATGACAGTTGCATGACATGTCGAAAAATAATTGGTTTTTATTAAAGGATAAATAACAAACCTAAAGAATATTAATAATTGCAATAAAAAACAATAATTGGAGGTTTTGTTAATGAAAAGAAATGTATTTTTTGCCGCTTTAGCAATTTTATTTGTAGGGTTATTTTCTTTGTTGATACCAACACAAGCACATGCAGAAGAAGGTAATGAGCAAGAATACGAAATAATGAATGGAAAGAAAAACGCTCAATTACAACACACTAGCAATGGCTCAGGTATTGGGATTGGCCGTGTTGTCGCCACTGGTGGAACAATAGCTGCAATCAGTATTGAATATCACTCTGGAAAATCACCAGTCCAATGGACAAAAGATAAAATTACGAATATTGAGTTAGAGATAAGAAGACAAACGGCAGCTCTTTACAAACAATTGATTGACAAATACATTATTTATAACTATGTTACTAATAGAGTGTCTTGGGGATGCATACCTGGTAATACGTGCCTCGCTCCTACATCAGGAGATATTAATTCGCTTCAATAAAAATTATTACTAGTATACAAAGTGGATGGAGGTAATCAAACTTGAAGTATATAGTCATAATGGGGATATTAGGAATTTTATTGCCAATAATATTACCTTCACCGAGAGAGCACTTAGTCAATTTTTTTGGAGAGAATAACCCTTTAGCTTACATGTTTATAGTCCTAAGTTCTTTTTTAATTTTTGTTATTATCGGATTTATATTGCAAAAAATTGAAAATTGATTTATCGATTTAAAGATAAAAACCAGAATTGAATTTAGGTTCTGGTTTTTATCTTTTCTTTTGCTCTGGTAATAAAGGTTTGGACTGTTGATCTACTTAAAGATAAATCATGTCCTATCTCAGTAAAGCTCATGCCGTAACTCATGTGAAGCACGTAGCATTGTCTCTCTCTGTTGCTGAGTGTCCAGAGTATATCTACCATAGCTCTTTTGTCTTTATCGTCTAGTGGCTTGTCCCTATTTGGTTCAATGTCTAATGACGGAAATAGGTTTGTATCCAATAACGCTGTACGCTGATAGATTGATTGTCTTTCAACGCCTCTTCGATTCCCTGGTCGTCTACCACGCTTTAACCAATCCATTGAATAATTGAGGTCTGAAATCATCCCGCCCACCACTGAGAACTCGTCTTTCCCCTCTCCTAATTCAGTCCAATCAGAATCAGAGTCAACGGCTCCACGTTCAAGGGCGTTCCGATAATCTTCTAATTGCTTTTTGCTGACGTTGTATTCTTCGGTTAATCTCTCCACCCATGTCTCGTTCATTCTGATTTCCCCCTACATGTCGTTTTGATACTTCAAGATGCTTTGTAATAAGCTCGCCTCGGTGCGTGTGTTGTTCATTGAATCCAATCCTGCTTTATACATCTCTCTCGCTATGTCACGCTTGAAACGTAGATCAGCTATCTTCTCATGGCCTTTTGCAAGTTCAAGAATTAATGTAGCCGGGTACTTCTCGTCTTTTAGGATTAGAATTTCTTGTCTCAATGCTATTTTGTAGGCTTTTTCCGATTCCGCTTTCTCTCTAGCTAAGGTGAATATTTCTTTACTGGCTCGATCCAGTCTTTGCTGCACCTCTCGCATTGACTGGATGACGCTTTGTAAGTCACTCAATATAATAAACCCAATGTTCGTTTAATTCTCACCTAATTCATCCTCCTGCAGTTATTGTAAATAATTGTATTAGATGATACTATTAGACTGAAATTTCTAACCAGAGGTGATCCTTTTGCTTTTAAAGAAACTTGGCATCTTTTTTCTGTTTTTAATAGGACCATTTTTGATGATGTTGCCTTTCTTTCTTAACACCGAAAATGAACGTTTAGTAAGAATAATAGGCGGCATAATCTTTGTCGGTACCTCTCTTTACGCTTATCACCTAAGTGATTTCCCAAAAAAGAGCGAAACTCATGATGGCTAACTTACTTTCTCACCCATCCTCTGCCTTTTCTTTTTATAACCACTAGCTCTTGGCCAGTTGTGTACTCAAACAATTTCTTTCGCATCGGGAACGCCTCGTTTGCGTGTCCTTTTACGTCAATGACCTCTTCACTTCCATCTGCATAATGAACTCTAAAGTCAGCCGTATAAACTGCTCCCTGTCGCCCTCTCTTACCATGTCCTTTACAAGCCTTACATTGTATCTCTCTTCCTGTTTTCTCACTCACAGCGCGACCAGAGCCACTACATGAGCGGCATTTGAGAAAGAACCGAGGAAGTAGTGTATAAACCGGTTGGATCACGATGCTCTCTATGTCTTTTTGCTCTCTTAGGTGTATGTAGTAATCCAACTCTGTTTGGCTGTCCCATTCTCTGCCGAACATGTTTACTTTACGACTCCGCATTTTTGGCATTTGTTAATCCTCCCCCTGGTAGATTACGAGGCTACCACACAAAACAAAAGGCTCGCTATTAAAGCGATTAATGCACCCTGCACGATTACTGGAATATAAATCATCTCTCCCGCTCCTCCCCGCACTCTTTACATGTCCGTGTCCATTTGCTTTTATAAACGCTTAATTTAAACTTGCCTGCGCCACACCCACATATGCCGTCTCGCTTTTTGACTGCTGGCTCGGGAGCAGGTCCGTTTATCTGCTCCCTTACTGCGTCTTGCCATTTAAGCTTTGCCATTAAGCTTCGTTAATTAGCTCAATCTGAACAGCTCTCAGATTTGCTTCAGCAATTTTTATATATTCCGGATTTAATTCAATTCCAATAAAATTTCTGTTGTGCTTTAACGCAGCCTTCCCGCTCGTACCAGAACCAAAGAATGGATCCAATACAATCCCATCAATTGGAGAACCAGCAATTACACATGGCTCTATCAGATCTAGCGGGAATGTTGCAAAATGAGCATCTTTTGTAGGTTTTGTTGAAACAGTCCATACGCTTCTTTTGTTTCTTTTTTCTTTAATTGACCGAAATGCTTCTTTTCCGAACTTGCCAGCAAATGAACCCCTAGGCTTGCTGTCTCTTCTGCCCTTGTGAACAGACCCTATGTTTCCGTTTGAACCTCTTGGAGGATTAGGATCACCATGAACAGCAATCTCTTTGATTGATTCACTATCGTAAAAATAGTTTTTTGATTTCGTTAAAAGAAAAATATATTCATGCGAACGAGTTGGTCTATCTCTTACACTTTCAGGCATCGCATTAGGTTTATTCCAGATAATATCTTGTCTTAAATACCAACCATCCGCTTGCAAAGCGAAAGCGACTCTCCAAGGTAAACCTATTAAATCTTTTGGTTTGAGTTGTTCGGTCGTTTTAACGTTTAATAATCCAGAAGTTTGTCCAACGCTTTGCTTATGATTAGAACCCGGATTAGGTTTTCCATCTGCATTCCGACCTCTCCCACTTCCTGCGTATGAATCCCCTAAGTTAAGCCAGAGCGTACCATCATCTTTCAAAACTCTTTTTACTTCTTTAAAAACCTCAACTAATTTCGTCACATAGGCATCCACAGTATCTTCCAAACCGATTTGTCCTGACATACCGTAGTCTCTTAACCCCCAATATGGCGGGCTTGTAATTACAGTGTTAACAAAGTTATCCGGTAACCGTTTCAAGGAATCTAAACAATCTCCATTTAGAATCTGATTTAATTTCATTTCATCCCTCCATGCCATAGCTTAAAACGGCAAATCATCATCTGAGATATTAATGGATCCGTCTTGCGCAAACGGATCGTTGCTGTACCCGCTGCTCTGTCCGCCTTGATTGCTTTGGTTACCTTGGTTGCTGTTACCTCCGCCTTGACTGTTGCGTGGCTCCAAGAACTGCACCGACTCCGCCACGATCTCAGTTATATAAACGCGCTTGCCCTCGTTATTGTCGTAGCTCCGCGTCTGCACTCTGCCATCTACTCCTGCTAGACTTCCTTTTTTCAAGAAGTTAGCCACGTTTTCAGCGGCTTGCGCCACACTACACAGTTGATGAAATCAGCCTCTTGCTCTCCGCTACCGTTTTTAAATGGACGATTGACCGCAAGAGTAAAATTAGCAACCGCCACTCCATTTGGCGTGAATCTTAGCTCTGGATCGCGAACAAGGCGTCCAACGAGCACACATCTGTTCATCAATTAAATCCGCTCCTTTACGATTAACAGAGCTTTTTGCTCGTTATCGGCTATCTCATCGTGTCCATCTGTAAGTACCTTTACTGCCACTCTCCCGTTTGGCTGGTGAGCCAATCTCGCTACTATGCTTAAATCCTTATAAACGTCTGCTGTGTTATTTCCGTTGTGCTGTATACTTAACATCTAATGCCCTCCTAATTGTGTTTAAATGAATTGCCATACTGAAAATTATTAGTTAGCAACAGCAGTTGAGTATTTCGTTTCTTTCACACACATTTCCGGCAGATTTGCCCTTACTAATGCGTTTGCAAAGGGTGGAGGTACTGAGTTACCACATCTAGCGACTTGATGGCTTTTAGGATACTTTCTGCCTTGTGATCCTTGTCTATGATGTAGCCGCTAGGGAAACCTTGTGCGGCGAATAATTCATGTGGCTGTAGCATTCTCATGCCAATATCCGTGATGACATATTTTTCATGATTAACAGTCACCAAGCCAAATTTATTCCCACCAGCAGTGACGGTGTGTAAAGGATCATTGAGGGATAGCCCAATATTTGTTCCATAATACTTGGTCAAAAAAGCCGATACTAAACCGAAACGATCTTTTGTTGGTATCGTGTGTACTGACTCATCTAACCTCTGCCCAACTCCTTGACCGTAATATTTAGTTAGAAAAGCTGAAACTAAGCCAAATCTATTTGCTGTTGGAATTGTTGCTAGTGGCTCATTTAAGCTTGATGCTCTTGTTTCTTTACCTTGATGCGTATAGTAGTGCTGCAAGAAGAAAGCTTTGTTATCAACGACATATGGTTTTTCTGTATCTAATATAAATTTCTTTATACCTCTGCTAATTCTAAGCAATGTGTTATCCTGCAATGGCTTTTTCCTTGCGAATATGCTCGGTGTAGGTAAGGACCAATCAATAATTTCGCCAGCTGAACGGTATGGCTTCTTTAATCCAGCTTGCACATTTAATTCACCTGGTTCACCATGAGTCGCTTCCGGCCAAATAATTGACTTTCCATCGCATCTAGCAATCATGAATAGTCTTTCTCTTGTGGTTGGCGCTCCATAATCGCAAGCTTTTAACATTCTGAAGTCAACTTCGTATCCTTTGTCTTTAAATTGCTTTACAAACGATTGAAAGGTATATCCTTTACGATTAGGGTCTGGTCTTCCGTCTTTTAACGGACCCCAAGTTTGAAATTCACCAACGTTTTCCAGAATAATAACTCTAGGCCTTACTTTTGCAGCCCACCTGTGAGCAATCCAAGCAAGCCCTCTAATAGTGTTATTTACCGGTTTACCTCCCTTAGCCTTAGAAAAATGCTTACAGTCAGGAGATAACCAACACAATCCTACTTTCCTACCTCTGACAACTTCAGCGGGATCAACATCCCAAACACTCTCGCAATAGTGCTCTGTATCAGGGTGATTTGCTTTATGCATGGCGATAGCAGCAGGATCGTGATTAATAGCGATATCAACATTTAAGCCCGTTGCCATTTCAATTCCTGTAGAAGCTCCTCCACCGCCAGCGAAATTATCGACGATGATTTCTCTAAATAAATCTATTTGAAACAATATCTTTTACCTCCCTATAGCTTATGAATACTCATATCGCCTTCAAATCCTCATCATCCATGTAATAATGCGGTCCATATCTTGATGCAAACTCCCTTTGCCAGTATTTAAGCCTCTCTTGGCTCAACTCAGCGTGTATTTTCATGTGGCAGTCGTTACAGAGGAGCAAACCATTCGTAAATACCCCTCGACCGTTACCACTTCCTTTTGGCTTAACATGATGTATGTGCTCACCTAGTTGCCCGCATTCTTGACACGTGTCCTCGTAATATTCCTTGATCACGACTCTCGTCATCTGTGAAAACTTACCCCTGTTCACTCGGTGTCTTGCTCGCCTTTTGTGTTTGGGTTTTGCTATAGATCTCACTGGCTGTTGCGATAGGTCTTGCATGGGCTACACCTCCTGCTTTTTTACCGCTTCTTCTTTCAACCATTCGTTTCGTTTTCTGAAATACGTGGGGCGTTTCATACCAAAGAATTTTGCTATCTCTTTGCTGGTGTAATTACTCTCTTTGAGCTTTCGAATGTTATAAAGACTGGGGAACCATTCAACATCTTTAAATTGATCTTTTCGCTTATTGCTTAAATCCTCTAGTTGCTCTCCCTTAGCACCTAGCTCCTTAAACCACTCACACCCTTCGCAAAGTCCTGTTCCGTGTTCTAACGTGTTAGGGCAAGGTTCACAGTGGTTTTCTGTAATGTGGTCAATTTCACCTAATAGCTTTAACCGTTGAGCTCTCTCCTCTTTGCGGTTCATTGTTCCACCTCCGCATAGTAGTCTTGTAGTTTAGGCTTGATCTGTTGCCTAAAGATGTTTCCGACTCGCTTGCTACTTAATCCGATGTTGTCGCCGATCTCTGCAAAGGTCCATTGCATGAGCCTTAGCTTTACGATCTGTGCTTCTCGTTCGCTGAGCGTGGACAGAAAATCGTTGACGTATATGCTTGTAAAGTCCGTTTCCTTTGGTGCCCAATTCATAACTGGGAAACCTTCATATTCTCCGTTGTAATCTAACGCATGTTTCTCATCGTTGAAGTTCTGGGCGTGTCTGACGTGGTGCGGTTTTTTGTTAAACCATTCAGCCAATGTTTCTGTACTTTCTCCCCGTCCATGCTTTTGAATCATGTAAGCCAATTCTTTAATTTCTCGTGGGTAGCTCAACACTTTATTTTGATTATTCAGAAGTTGAACCATACGTAGGAAGACGTATCGATACACATAAGTCGTTGATTCGCCTCTATTCGGTTCGTATAGTTCAAGTGCTTTTAGTCCGTATTCGTTAGCAGCATTGATTAAATCATCAAGTGTGTAACCGAATGACTCGCCTCTTCTCACAAACCTTAGAGCCACAGCTTTGATTATCCCTTTATGCTCTGCAAGAAATATGTCTGTGGTCTGCTTAACGGCATTCATGCGAACAATCCTCCTGGACGTTGTTTAAGCTTCCCTCTCCGCCCTAAGTGAATGAGCACAAGGACAATTGAATCTGGATCAGCATCGTAATGTTCTGCAATGTCTCGCAAGCTCTCTCCGTCATTCCATTGGTCTCTTATGCCATTTAGTTGGTTGAGCGTCCATCCATGTTCTAAATCTTCGTTGATAATGTATAGGCGCTCTCCGCTGAAGTATTTATGCCCCATGTACATGAGCGCTTTATTTTCTTCAACTATTTCACTTGTATGATCTACGAAGTTTTGCGCTGCTCCCATATGCCAGCTCTCCTCTCCAAATCCTCGATCATCTTTAAGCGTTGCGGTAATACCACTCGTCTATATTCAGCCTGCCTTGCCTTGCATTCTGCACAGGTGCCGGGCGTAATAGCCCAGCCTCCTGTGATGTTGTGTCCTACTTGGCACATGGTTTAATCCTCCAGTTCTACAGCAAATTGTTTTAATCTATCTTCCGCAAGCTTCTTCCGATAGCTTGTAGCCCTGTTCTCAATCGTCACACACATTTCGGTCAATCGATCTACCGAACGACCACCAATCTTGTTATGCAGTTCAGAGGGCTTCAAATTGGACGTGTAGAAGACTGGACGTTTTTTCGAATAGCGGTGGTCGATAATCTTGAAAAACGTTTCCTCCGTCCACTCTGTAACCTTCTCAGCGCCGATGTCGTCCAAGATTAATAGATCGCAAGTAACTAAAGCTCTGATAATGTCATCGTATTTCGTTGGTTGCTTTTGCCCGAACGTGCTTTTGAGCTTGTCCAATAGTTGAGTGGTCTTCTGGAAGACAACCACATGTCCTTTAGCACTTAGCTCATTTGCGACTGCTGAAGCTAGAAAGCTCTTACCGTTACCGTAGGTGCCCCATATGCCTAATGAGTTACCTTCCCATGCCTTAAACTCGCTGACATACTTTAGGCAAGCCTTGCTCGCTTTCTCCGATCCCTCTCGCATGATGAAGTTGTCGAAGGTAGATTGTTCAAACCGTTCACCTAGCTCCGATATGGCAAACAGTCGGCGAGTCGTCTTGTCTTGGACAAATCGCTCTCGCCTCGCTGTCTCTTCCTCCATCTTTTTCGTTGTGCAGCGGCAAACAGGTTGGACGATCTTTTTTATTCCTATGAACTCTACTTCAAGCTGCGGGACAAATTCACCGCATATGGTACAAATCATTCCACCTTCTTCAGAGGGATAGTTCGTCGTATTCTGTTGCATCACTCGGTTTATTGCTTCCGCTGTTGGATGGATCATGTTTGACCTCCTTCTGGTTTAGGTATCCTTCAAATTTGTTTCCGAATAAGGTTTCGGGGCGAAGGTACTGATTCATTTCAGTGTCGTTGATCCACTCTTTTGTTTTAATGTAAATAACCTTTTTAAAGTCACCTAGGTTGAAACCATCATTCCACCGTGCCTTTATTAGGTCTTTTGTTTTTGATGTTGAGCTTCGGTAATTCTTTGAAGTGGTATCGTTGAGAAAAGAAATGATTTCGTCATACGGAATCTTCTCATTCTCCTTCTCTTTATCATTCTCTTTCTCTTTCTCTTTCTCTATATCTATGCATAGGGTATCGATAGGGTATCCATACCGTATACATTGGTCGAAGTATACCTCTACAAAAGGTTGATGTTTCACGGCTTCTAGCTCTTTTTTGATCCTTGAAAGTACCTTCGGACTATTGATAAAGTTGAACTTAACCCAGTTGAGTAAAATCACTTCTTTTGTTGCTTTGTTGTAAGCGACTTTTCCGTATTCCTCAAAACGATCAATGTACTTTTCAACGGTTTCTCTCGTATAACCGGTTTCTGTTTCCATGATTCGATATGGTAGCTCGTAGATGCCGCATTGCGTTGTTTTGCTGTTAGTCATGAGGTATAGATAGAAATACTTTTCTTCTGGTGTAAGGTCCAACACGAAGCCATCTTGCCAAAAATCTATATGAACGTTTCTGTACTTAGCCATAATGCACTCCCCTTAAAAATAATTGCTGTATTCCGTGTATTTCCTGTACTACTAGCAAGCGTTTTATGCTATACTAGTGGTACAGGATCATATGTCGTGTTATATCTTAGTCACTGTCTTCAGCAGTGGCTATTTTTCTTTTCCATTCCTCTGTACACTCCGGCGAGCATACCAATGAGGTGCCGCATAAATCTCCGTCTATAAGGATTTCAACCAGCTCCGTACGCGATGGCCGCATTACCTTCTCGCAACCTAAGCAATATGTGAATATTTCATCCTCATATAGCTCAATTTCCACCGGAAACCCATCTCCTACAGTTGTTCTAACGAAAAACATGTTTACACCATGCTCCCTATAGAAAGTTCTTTTACAATCGTTGTGTAAATCTCTTTTAATCTAGCGTCAGACTCAATGACTGATAGTTTGTTAGCCTCTTTGACCTTAGTAGCGGTCGCACCACCTTCTTCTAACCGATCCTTAAGGTTGGTTAAACGAATACTGAGGTTGCAACGTGCTCTTTGTTCAAGCTTCAGATAGCTTGTCCGTCTCATTTGCTGATGATCAACGTTGGATCGTCTTGTTGCATCATTAAGCATCTTATTAATCGATTTGCGCCAGTCTGCATCTTTCTGAAGGAATGTATCCTTTATGACGGTGACTGTGGTCCGCAACCCTTTTATTTCTTCGTCTCGCTTGGCATCTTCAAGTTCCTTTGTTGCCATTCCATCCCAGATTTGTTTGAACATCTGTAGCTCTGGACTTAATTGTGAAGTTTGCATAGCCGATTTTTTGACTAAATAATAATCATCCACAAGTTTTTCATAAGCGTCCCAAGCTTCATCAGTATTTAATGACTTGGCATGAAGCAACGCACCTTTTTCGGTCCAAAGGTATAAAACAATGGCATTTCTTGAACCTAAATCAATTTGATGTTGGTCAATAAATGCTTTTTTCTCCTCTCCCATCAGTGCAATGTAATGCTTACCTTCTTTGTACCGATTTTTATTACGATTGAAATTATTTACAATTAGTTGTTTCGTTGCCCCGTATGAATCTGCAAGTTGGTTAGTAGTTAAAACTCTCTGACCTTCTTTTTCAATGACTGTTAAATACACTCGACTCACCCCTAAATTTATTTTTAATTGAATGCTAGAATGCCTCCTCTCCGCTCCCTCTCACCATCACCTTTCATGCTCCGGTCTTTTCAAGCTCCTGTCGAAGCATGATATTAATGAGCGCATTTTTCGTAATTCCGAGCCTCTTAGCCTCTTTTGTCACTTGGCTGTTCAACTCATCATTCATGCGAAGGGTGAAGTTGATTTTGTCATCTTTATTCATCAATGTGACGTCACCTCCCGTAAATTTATAGTACCATGTCATATTTTTGACGTCAATCTGTTTACAAAAGATTTTTTATGAATTATAATGGTGTCAATTGGACACCTTAACATTGATGAGAGGAAGATGAAGAATGAGCGAAAACAAACGCTTTACACTACGTATGGACAGTGATTTATTTGATCAGATTAAAGAACAGGCCGAGAAGAATAAGCGCTCTGTAGCAAAAGAAATTGAGCATCTTCTTGAAAAACAATTCAACGAACAAAAAGAAAAATAATTGATGAAACAGTTGCATCAACTGGAAGGAGGGGCGCGCACGATAATGTGATCAGCTCCTTTTTGTGTTGGTTTTATGTATGTTCGTGTTGTGATTGATTTAAGTACGTATGTTCGGTTTCAAATCATAGTTAAACGGAGAATTCCTCCTCTCCATGAAGTTAAAATAATTCTTTCGACCTAATAATTGGATGTTTTACAGCTACTCCTACGAGGAATGGATCTACAAAAAACCATAGGAGGATTAAAAATGTTTGCCAATAAATGTGTAAGAAACGCTTTAGCTGTTGCGGCTGCACTCGCCATTTTTTTAGTGATTGTATCTAGCATTACCATTCAATCAATCCTCGGAATAGTAATAGTCTCATTGATCGCCTACTACATTTGTTACTCCACGTCTAGTGAGAAAAACACGACAGCTTATTATAGAGAGTAAGATTGAGGGGTAGGTTGTCCTACTCCCTCGAAAAGCCGATACTCCCCACAGAGGGGAGCGTTAACAAGCTAATATAATTTGCGGGTAGAAGCATTCAGGGCACCAAGGACCCGATGATTCGAACTTACATGAGATGCAGCAGTTCTTTTCGCAATCCATTATCTTCCTCCTATACAGTAGTAGCTTTATCTTCTACTTCTTTACGTACCGCTTCCCATTCGTCTTCGCCTTCTGATTTCAATTCTCCGTATCCATACATATCACCATCATCAAGACAACTCCTACTGTATTCTTCACAAGTAATACAGAGCCTAGCAGTGAAGAAGTCACCACCGTCCACCGTGGTCTTTACTTCCATCGTCGCCCCTTTCTCAAACTCTCTATCGCAACCAAAGCAACTATGTTCCTTTCTGTTCTTAACTTTTTTAGTACGAAGAACATGCATCCGTTTCCCCTCCTATATAGCAGTATCATTATTCATTTACTTTGCCGGCACCCTCACAAGCGGGACATTTTTCAGTTATTCCGTTTGAAATGTCAGTGATAATATATTTCTGTCCGCTGCATTCATCACATGTATACAATTGCTTATCCTCCTAGTGGCAGTAGCCTCGTTTTATGTTACCCTTGTCCATGAGGTGATTGGACAATGCCAAAACCGTTAAAGTTATTGGGCAGTTTTTTGATTGGTCTTTCGATCTATTATTTTCTACATAATTTCTAGACATAACATCTAGCCGAACTTGTTTTATAGCTCGGCTAGAGCTGTTAGTAGCCTAATTGTTTAGTAACTCCGGGTGTTGGTGGATGTTGCCGATTACTTCAAGTTTTCTATTGAACAGGTCATATCCAGACCAACCACCATTACCTGCATTTGTCTTGTAAGCATAGAGTGGAACAGATTTATACCTAGCTTGGTTTTCATCCCAACATACGATCTGCACTGAGTCCGATTGTGCATCTAGAATATCACCCTCATAAATCTCCGTACCGTTCTTGTCTTTGAGTCCGGTATATTGCATGATCGTTATCGGCTGTCCTTCTCGCTCCAATTGAAAACACTCACCCGTTGCTCCCTCATAGATCATCTTTTTTCTAATTGGACTTTCATACCAAGCACGAAACTTTATCTCCTTCACATTAACCTCTCCTTCTCTTGCTCGGATTTTCGATATACAGGCTGCACCGAATACTCTGCTTGGTTTTCATGCGACCACTGAAATGCTTCGTGTAACGCTCTATCGTAATCATCAAACACTAAAGCTACTTTCTTGCCGTTGTGGTTTGTCTCTTGTATATGCAAGGCGCCGTCTTCGTCCGCTAAACAAACGCCCCATAATTGTTTTTCTGCCATTAGTAAATCCTCCTTATCGCTGTTAATCTAAATACTTAAGCTCATCTGTTACCTGACTTAACACCTCTTCAATGGTCATGTCAGTCTCTCTTGCTTTTTTAAATACACGTTCTTTTAAAACATCTACATCAATTCCAAGCTTTTTAGCTGATTTAGCGATAGTAAAATATATATCTTCTTGCCTCTTTAACAATCGGATCGTTGTTTCATTCATCACAATTACCCTCCTTTTTGGTCATACTGTTTAGTAATCTCTTATTTCCAAGTGAGTTAATATACCTGATATTAATTTGCTACTAAAGGTTTTATTGTTATTGATATTGTTGTAGAATGGCAGTCGCACAACTTTCATTGTTGTAAATATTAAAATAGGTGTGGTTAGTATGAAAGACTTCGATTACTACTATGAAATGTCGGCTAATGTTAATTCGAAAACTGAGCAAATCGTTTTTAATGATAGCCATGAAAAAATCTATACCCTTAAGCGTTTTAATAAAAATCTTATTGACAAGATCCTAACTTACAGAGAACCAAAATCTTGTGTAAATGTAATACTGGGAGATGATTTAGATAACCCCCTTGTGACAGTTATTGAATCTTGGAGTCTTAAACGGAAATTCACTATTAAACATCATGATAATGCTGAGCCAATCTCTGCACGAGCTAACCCTCAAAAGTTTGAAACTAGTTTAAATGATGAAATATACAGTTTCGTTAAAAATGATGACAGCAACCTAATAGTGTATAAAAACAATCAAAAGGTGCTCAAATCAACTACTAAAAGAGTAGGACTAACATTAAATAACTACATTAAAATTTATAATGAAGAAGTTGACTTAAAGCTAGCTATTGCTTGTTTACATACTTTTAATCTTGCTTATTAGCAAATGCCAAACGCATTTATCTTAAATCGATTGAGCGGTTTAGTGTGATTAACTTTACCGCTCAGTTTGTGGATACTACCTGTTGCTTAATAAACTAGATTCACGCTCAAAATACTGTCCTGCGTGTCCACTCCTGATTCGTCTAGCTCAAATACATAATCCCGTCCAACGATTCCGCCTTTTGGCATATCGTCCTCATATAGCGTTACTTCCTCATCTGGCGAAACAAAGGTGTATGTAGCAATCCCACGGTGATCCTCGTAGATCTCTGTGAGTGTGTATGTTGGTGCAGCTGATAGTGATGGTAGTAACAAAGCAATCAATAAGATAAACACGTTAAACCCTCCAATTAGTTAGTAAGAGGCGGTATCTCCGCCCCTATAGACAAATGTTCGTTGTGTTAAAACATGCGCTAGACCACCGTTAGAGAGGCGGGAGCATGAATCGATCAGAAGGCTTTTAGATTGCTCGTACAGCCTACGTATGCGCTCCTCGTCTGCTCGACCACTTAACGCTTCGCTGGCAATGAGGTGCAAGGATCGCGCTAGTTGCTCGTTGCGTAGGGCTAGACTGTCCATTCGCTGTTTCATCCCGTGTACGTAAACCGTCCCATCGTATAACTCTTCCATGGTGTGCTGATAAAGCTGGTCGTTGCTCCATTCCTTTGGGTTAAAGGGGTGACCGTACTTTTCAATGCCCTTCTTGTTTTGATTGGCTTTTATTTCAGCAAAAGAGGCGTCTAGTGATTTATGGAACTGATTCATTTACTCGCCTCCCTTATTTGATCAATAGCTTGTTTAATTGATCCGTGCTGGCTCTCCGGTATATAAGAGAGCCATTCTTTGAGCGCTTGCTTTGTGTCGCTCATAAGCCACCACCGTGAGTGTGAGTGAGACGGCAGTAAGCACAAGAAATACCATACAAACAACCTGTTCTCCATCGCTCATCTGGTTCATGCGTTTACCTCAATGCTGAACTTATCCTCGCGCTCGTGGACTTCCACACCCGGTATTTGTTCGCCGTTTTCGTCAATGAGGACGGTGCCGACTACTTTTCCTGCTTTCTTGATAGCGGACCAGTCAGCGGATTCTTTCACCTTTACAAAACCGTTAGCCTTGGCGTAATCAAACATCATACGCTCATCTTTGATGTATTCCGGCTGTTGCTTAATCATCTTAATTTTGGTGTTAGGTAGGTTGATTGATTTCTTTTTTGCTCCATTAGCTATCTGATCGCGAAGGAAGAACTCCAGTCGATGCGTGTAAAATTGCTCGGATTCCACAAACTCTTTTTTAGCTTCCGTTCTCCAGCCTTCGAGTTTGGTGATTTTAGCTTTCAAAGCATCAATTTGCGTATCTGCTAGTTGATCGATATTTGCTTGTTGCTCCTGGTTGTAGGCAATACGCTTATCAGCTTCTACCGCATCCTCCATAGTGTTGATTACAAAGCCTTCCGTTGTTGTATCTTCCTTTACGATTTCTGCAACTTGATCAGCTAATGTCATTTTTGACTACCTCCAATTATTGGTTTGTGTTATACTCGGTCTACAATAGTTTTCGTAGGGCGCTTACATTGGGGTGGGCGTTCTATTTTTGTGTCTGCAAACGGTTGATAGCTCCGTTGAGAAACTTGATCGAGAAATCTTTTAAATCCATCTGTGCTTTTGCCTCTAATTCTTTTAAAGCTTTTTTTAATTCTTCATCTTCGCCGACAATGGTTTTAACTTCCTCAACCAAACTCAATCGTTCAGCTTCTTGCTCCGCTTTTACATCTACACCATGTTCTAACCACTTATAAAGCTTTGCTCCTGCTTCTTCGTCTAAAATGTGGGGCTTTCCCTTAAACAATCTTGTATTGTCCTTAGTTGGAACTGCCACGTTATCCATATCAATGTTAAAATTGAGCATGAACTCATATTCCAGTTCGTCCTTTTGTACAGGCTTGGTACCAACTTTAACTGGCTGAGGTCTTCCCTTGTCGTTAGTCTCAATTGCATATTCTTGTTTAGTCCGCAACGTCGAGATAATGTGGACATTGTTTCTAGTAAGCGTCTTTATGATGTTGTGCGTTTCCTTAGCGAGCTTGCCCCAGTTTTGAAATGAGTTACCTGACATATTGTCATGAACTTCTACAATTCCACCTTCACCGGACCAGTTATGCGAAAGCGAATCGATGATAATAACCTCAGCGCCTGCTTCTTTAAGCTTGCTTACCGCAAAATTGTATCTGTCAGTCGTATAAGGAGGGTTAAACTCTATATGAAGGAAATCACCTACAATCATTTCTCCAAACTGTTCTTGCCAATAAAGTTTTGAACGTCCGTGTTCAGTATCAACAACGCCGATCTTCTCCCAAATTTCCTCTTCATTTGCATCTGGATAACCTGCTTTCATCATTCCGTAAGCCATTCGTAAACCACTAACTGTCTTACCGGAACCAGATGGACCAATTAATCCAACAACTGATTTCTGCTTTTCTCTACGCGCTTTCTTTACCTGAATGTCATTCATCTTCTCACCACCTTATTAGAATTTACTTACCAATAAATCTCCGCCGACATTACGAGTACGGTAGCCTTGTTTGTTGAGGGCCATTGTTACGCTTCCTTTGATGCTGTCAAAGTTGCGGAAGTACGTGCTGTCGATCAGCGTGTGCGGTGCTCCCTCTGCGTGCTCCTCTTTCACTAGGGCGATGCAGCGGTGTTTGATGCTTGCGAGTGATTCGTTCATGGTTATGCCTCCTTAGCTTGATTTTCTAAACTCTCAATCCATTTAAAGAACTTATCTCGTTGCACCCTTTTATTTCTTCCGATTCTCACAAGTGGGAAATCAGGACGCTCCATGTACTCATAGGCGAATCTTTCTGAAACTCCCAAGATCTCTTGAATGTGCTTCGCGTTCATTACTAGTGGGTAGTCATTAATACTTTTGTACATTCTGTATCACCTCTCCATATTGCCTTATTTGTGAATATAATTTTAAAAAAAATTTACTTAAAACAACCCTTATCCCCTCCTTACATTTCATTATTACACTTTACAGTTGCCTTATATGTGTAACTTAAGTATACATCATTACACAAATAAGGCAACCCTTTATACGTGATTTTTAAATTTTATTTTTATAACTAATTAAAAAGTATTGTTAATCGTAATGAATCGTTTAAAATAAAGGTGTTGGTTAACAAAAAGAGAAACTTTTACGGCGGTGAATTCACATGGACGTATATTTTAAGATGGGCCAAAAGATTAAAGAGCTCAGAATCAGAAGAAACTTAACTCAGTCTCAACTTGGGGAAATGATAGGGGGTTATGCGAACACTTACGTTTCACAAATGGAGAACGGAAAAAGGAAAATTAGCATTGAATTTTTAGAAAAAATTGCAGATGTACTAGATGTTGATGTAACTCACTTCTTTGATAAATCACAAGAAGTAAACCTTCCTGATGGAACAGACGCATTTGTATTAAAACCCGATGATATGGAAGGGGTAACTCCAGAGGAAATCATGGAATTTATCCGCATGGCGCAAAAGATGAAAAACAATAAATAAAGTGCAGTTACCCCTCTTTAATTCTGGTATACTCAAAAAGAACGTTTGTTCTCATTTAGGAGGCCAGAGTCGAGGAGGTTTTTGTGGTGAAAAGGGTAATATTACGACTTGACGAAATGCCAAAAGGAATGGTGATTATTACAGAATCTCAAATTCTCATCGGTACAGGAAAAGGGTGATATTAGATGAAAGGGTATTTTCGCAAACGAGGAAATACATGGAGTTTCACCATTGATATAGGTAGAGATCCAGCAACAGGTAAAAGATTACAGAGAACTAAAGGTGGGTTTAAAACAAAAAAAGAAGCGCAAAACCACTGCGCCTCACTAATCGATCAATTAAATAAGGGTGTATCATTTGATAACGAACATGTAAAAGTTGGAGAATTCATTGATCACTGGCTTGAACATGTCGCAAAAAGAAAAGTTACCGAAAGAACTCTTCTTAATTATAGCAGAGTTTTAAATAAGAGAATACGTCCTCATCTTCAAGAAATGAAATTAAAAGAACTTAAGTTACATCACGGACAAGCTCTTGTTTCAAAAATGCTAGAAGAAGAAAAAAGTGAGCGTTATATAGAATATGCTTTCACTTGTTTCCGTAACGTTCTTAACTACGCTGTAAAATCAGAGATTTTAGTAAAGAGCCCTCTTGAACATTTAGAATTACCGCGGCCGAGAAGAGCGCAGATTTCTACATGGACAGCCGAGGAAATAAAACGTTTTATGCAGTTCTCTCAAGTTGAGAATCCTATTTATATGATCCCACTTTATATAGCTGCTCACACCGGAATGCGCCGAGGTGAAGTGCTAGGATTGCAATGGGATCATGTTGATTTAATTAGGAAAAAAATTAGTGTTGAGTTTTCTTTGGCGTATGATGAACCCAATCACAAGTTCATCCTTACAGAACCCAAGACACAATCGTCGTATCGTCAGATCACGATTGATGACAATTTAGTAAATGTCTTAAAAGAACACCGAAAGAGACAGCTTAAAATGCATGATTTGTTTGGTAACAAAAATGATGATTGGAATTTAGTTTGTGCCAATCATGATGGAGGACCACTCTACGGAAGAATGGTCGCTCACCACTTCGATCAAGTCGCAAAAAAAGCTGGTTTGAACAAAATAAGAATTCATGATTTGAGACATTCTCATGCGACCTTGCTATTAAGAATGGGCGTCAATCCCAAGATTGTTTCCGAGAGACTTGGTCATTCGAGTATAAAAATGACTCTTGATGTTTACTCTCACGTAACGGAAGACATGCAGGAAAAAACGGCTGATATGATCGGTGATATCCTAAACTTTTAACTTATGTGGTCAAAATGTGGTCAAGTTGACAGTGAACAGGGTTAAAACCCTGCTATTTACGCACTAACTCAGTCACACTCTCAACTTGCGCTGTT